TTAGCCTGTCGCTCCATCATGAAATTCTTCACATGCCTGTAAGGTATTTTGTATCAGCGTGGCGACCGTCATCGGGCCAACGCCGCCGGGAACCGGCGTGATATAAGCGGCGCGAGACGACGCCTCTTCGAAATTCACATCGCCCACCACTTTGCCGCTGTCGAGGCGATTGATGCCAACGTCAATGACGATTGCGCCCGGCTTTATCCACTCGCCGGGTATAAAGCCGGGTTTACCAACGGCAACGATCAGCAAATCGGCATGCTCAACGTGATGACGCAGATCCTTAGTGAAGCGGTGAGTGACGGTGGTAGTGCAGCCTGCCAGCAGCAGTTCCATGCTCATTGGTCGACCCACGATATTGGAGGCGCCCACCACGACCGCGTTCAAACCGTAGGTGTCGATATGGTAACGCTCCAGCAGCGTGACGATGCCGCGCGGCGTACAGGGGCGCAGCATGGGCGCACGCTGGCACAGGCGACCGACGTTATAGGGATGGAAACCATCCACATCTTTAGACGGGGCGATGCGTTCCAGAACCTTGACGTTGTCGATGCCCGCCGGCAGCGGTAGCTGCACCAGAATGCCGTCGATCTCGCCGTCGCCGTTCAGCTTATCAATAAGCTGAAGAAGTTCGGCCTCGCTGGTGGTAGCGGGAAGATCGTAAGAGCGTGAGATAAAACCCACTTCTTCGCAGGCACGGCGTTTGCTGCCAACATAAATTTGCGATGCCGGATTTTCCCCGACCAGCACCACTGCCAGACCGGGAGCGCGTTTACCGGCGCTCAGACGCTGCTGTACCTTCGCAGCCACTTCCTGCCGTACCTGCTGCGCAATCGTTTTACCGTCAATAATTTTTGCTGCCATCTCAGAGGGGATCCATCTGGTTGAGTGAGTATGGGGGAACAGGGCGCTATTTTGTCAGAAGCGGGCGCTGCTGTCAGGCAGAGATTGCCGGCAGACTGCTCACCCGTTAAGCAACGGAGCGGACATCGGAGTAAAATCGTTGACTCGACTGGCTCGCACCGTATAATTCGACGCAGTTCACTATGCGCCCTTAGCTCAGTTGGATAGAGCACCGGCCTTCTAAGCCGTAGGTCACAGGTTCGAATCCTGTAGGGCGTACCATTAAATATCAATGAGTTACGCAAGCTTCAACCCCACCTGATTTTCTCTTTGTGTCGTATTTGTGTCGCTCTCTCCCAAAAGCGAGTCAATTTTACGCGCATGTTCCGTCAGATGGTTCGGCGCAAGATGCGCATAACGGCGCACCATTTCGATGCTCTCCCAGCCGCCCATCTCCTGAAGCGCGGAAAGTGGTACACCTGACTGAATCAGCCAGCTTGCCCATGTGTGTCGCAGATCATGAAAGCGAAAATCCTCAATGCCTGCCCGCTTAAGCCCGATCCGCCATGCTGTGTTATCATCACAGCGCATCTTCCTGATTGCTGCCGTTTTGGTTCCGTCCGGTCGCGTTGATGGTTTGGTGTGAACGAACACCCAGCGCGAATGCTTACCTATCTGAGCCTTCAGCACCTTGCACGCTGTATCATTCAGAGCCACGCCAATAGCCTTGCCCGCTTTGGCGTTCTCTGGATTTATCCAGGCGACCTTCCTTTGCATATCCACCTGCGTCCATTCAAGATCCAGAATGTTCGAACGGCGTAGCCCGGTCGAAAGCGCGAAGATAACCACTGGTCGGATACTGACCGGCGTACAGTCAATGAGCCTGGCCGCTTCTTCACGCGTGAGCCAGCGTATCCTTTTGCTCAACGGTTTTTTCGTCTTTATCACCGGCGCGATTTTAATCCATCCCCACTCATTGGCAGCTGCGCGCAGCAGCCCGCGCATGAAAGAGAGGTAATGGCTTCTGGTGCCAGCGCTAACCGGCTTATCTTTGAACGAAGGGACCGGCCTGTCATCCCGCAGAGCCGCTTCGCGTTGTATCTCCCATTTTCTGCGGTGATTCCTGTTAACCATTTTGCTGACGATCTTCTGAACTTCTTCACCGGTAATAGTGGCAATGTCTCGTCCGGAGAAGTGGCCCAGGAAGAACTCAATTTTTACCTTATCATCGTCCAGGCTGCGCTTGTGCTCTTTCTCATCCAGCCAGCGCACGCAGGCCTCTTCAAATGATCTGCCCGGCAGGTCGCCCAACTCCTCCACCCGCCACGCTTCAGATTTCAGTTTGTCGTGCAACTCCTGCGCTTGCCTCTTGTCCGTGGTGCCAAGCGATCGCCTAACTCTTTTGCCATTCGGGGTAAAGAAATGACAGTGCCATACCCCGCCTCTGAGGGTGATTGACATAGTGCTTCTCCTTTTGCGCCATCACCCATGCTCGCAGGGCGATTCTGAGATGGATTCGAAAGATAATCAATACAGGCCGATCGGAGAACGAGATACTTACCGGCGTTTCCGCCTGTCTGGCGCCCGATGAGATCGCCTCGCTTAATCAGGTTGCTGACGGTGCGCGGAGACACTTTTAAAAAGGCAGCCGCTTCCGCGAGCGTCAATGGCTCGTCGTGGTTCATGGTGACCTCTGTTAACTTGCGGTAATCGCCGCGGTGGGGTTATTGCTGCGGGCGGAGGATTAAATCGCCATTCATCAACGCTTCTTTGATTGCGTTGAACTCCCAACAGTAGATATTTGCGTCAACATAGATGCGCAGCCCATCACGGTAGTCGTGCTGCTTGCGCTTAATGAATGCTTCGGCAGCTTCGCGGGTGAAATGGCTGTTAACGTACTCCCATTCCCACTGATACCCGGTAACGGTGTGGTATTCCAGTTCACCTATCACATACCACTGGTCTCTGGCGTCAGACTTCATGAACTGTTTATCGCACCAGTCCTGAGATTTTTTATTAAGTTCAACCTGTGATTCATAGTCCAGATCATCCCAGTATTCCTGGATACTGAACCAGTGATTATCATCGCAATAAATCATCAGCTGATCCGTATAGTCGGGGTCAATACCGCTCACCAGCCGTCTGCGCTCAACGATAAAAATCGCATCAGCAGTACAGTGATCGCTAACGCCTTCTCCCTCGCAGTGGTATTTCAGTCGGTTTACAAAATCGGCAAATGTTTCGGGCGTGAGTTTGTTGCCAGTCGCTAAAGTCATGCTTTCATTTCCTTATCCACCACGCGCACGTAATAAACCAGCCACTGACGGGCAGGAAATTTATCTGGCGGCAGGGCGGCTATTTGGTTGGTGTATTTGTCTAACAGAAGGGTGGTAATACGGTCGTGCTCTGATTTGGGTTTCCCGGATGTGGCTTTAAGTATTTCGGCGCGGCACTTTCTGGCCGTTGACCGTAGCGCGTTCTCAGCTTCCGGCGTCATCGGTCAGCCTTATGCCGGGGATTTTACCGGCAGCGATGGCATCATAGATTATCTGAGGGTCGCTGTAGTCGCCGATATTCAACTGCTTCATAGCCGCAATTGCGACTTCTTCTTTCCTGTCCTGTGCAGTGATAAGGCTGAAATCTCCTGTTTCTCCTGACGAGGCGAGGTAACCAATATCCACCGTCGCCCCTTTCTTTCCTGAATAAACGACAATCCCTTTTTTATATTCAGAGCGCTCATCAACCCAAAATTTGATTTCTGCGCCTACTGGTGGGAAACCTTCGCCGCTCCATTCAATATTCATGATAATTTCCTCTGCTGTTCTGCGCGCACCATACGCTCATGGTCTTCACGGCACTCAGGGCTGCAAAAATGCCCGCTGCTGATTGGCTCTTCGCACCAATGACAGTCGCCGGTAAATACCATCTGCGGCTTAGTGCGGTTCGCCAGCGCCACGGCAATCATCTGTTCCGAGCGCGCTGCGGCCTCGTCAATTGGGTCTGCATACATAGGGATTTCTCCAGATAGGGGCAATAAAAAAACCCGCCGAAGCGGGCCTGGTCATATAATAATTTAATTTATTCAGGAAAAGATTTTTTCAACTTTACTTCAAGTTGATCTGTAAATTTATCGACATTGTCTATTAGTTCAATAATCTCATTATTTGTAATGTCTAAAGGCCGTCCCGACTTGGTGTGACCCGCTCTGTGTATAATGTCATTACGTATCTGTATGGCGCCCAGTATTTTTCCAAACTCCGGTAGCTCAATTTTTAATCCGTCTTCAATTGCTGGTTTTAGTTTGTCTAGTCTATGCCAAACTGTATTTTCAATAAGAATATTCATTACGTCTTTTTTGAATTTACCTATATTTTTAAAAACGTCTGTTATTTTAAAATCTTTGGGATTGCAAATGTTCGATGAAATTCTGAATAGCACCCAGTCGTCTTGTTTAGACCAATATATGACCGTGTCAGCTAAGTATGCCTCTAAGGAGGTTATAACCATGCAATAAGACATTTGCTTTATAAGCTGGTCTGATGTGTTTAGAAACGGCGATATTTCAAAAAGATTTCTAATTTCATGAACTCTTTGCTCATACTTAAGCTTGGGTAGATCACGATCATCAATCAAATCGTCATATTCATAAAAATCGCTTTCATCATGCCATGTGATGGGCGCCCATTCATCTCCGACTTCCGATTCAAGGTCCTCAATAACTTCATCAATGACATCATCAGGAACATGTTCGCCGAATCTTGCATTTAATTCTTCGCTTGGGTTGTATGGGCCGCCATGAATATATAAGTAACCGCCCTCCCTGCCGTTGAAAGGAGTTTCTTGTGCGGGGTCACAATAACGATCTGTAAACCATTCCCTCACTGCTGTTAATTGATCTTCTCTACTTGCGTTAGATAACCACTCGTTATTAAATTCTGCTGGTCCATCGTTATTAAAAGGCATATCGAAAGCATCACACGGAAAGTTGGTGTGGTCGGGATAATTAATATGGCGATCATTCATTGTCATGTATCCTCGATAGTATTCCGGTTAAAAACGAAATGTATTAAAAAATACCAACCTCTGAATACCATACTCTTATTGCCAAACTTCACCACACTCCAGCGCAACATTGGGACGCCGATCAAGAATCCGCGCTTTCATCTGCTCGCATACTGCTCTGGTGGGGTAAATGGTTTCACTGACTGGCGCATATTGAGGAAGGGAGATGATGAGGAGGACGTAGCCGATGAGCATCAGTCACCCTCCACCTGCGCGCCAGCAGCGCGGATGGCTTCCTGATATTTGTAGTGCGCCTCGGTGCGGTCACAATCAGCCGGTAAATCAGGAATCTTTACCGGCTTGACCACTGGCGCGTCGGCGTTAAGGCGCTGGACTTCGGCAAGGCAGGTGTTCCACCAGCGCGACGCTACAACGGCGTCTCCAATAGACATTGATTGCCCGTGTTTTTTTCTTTCCTGCTGTAAATTAAAAGGTGTTTTTTCCGACGGCAACCGCAAAGCAGGTACGGGCGGCTCCGCCTCTAGGCTCGCCAGCGCGATTTGCTGGCGTTCTAACTGGCTTTGAAGTAATTCAATACGCATTGCTGAATTTCCTTTCCGGCCTAGCTTCTTTTGAAGGGTTTTAATTGAGTATTCGCAGTCCGCTATGAGTAGCAGCCGCCGTTGCTCTGTTAATTGGTTAATCATTATCAATCCTCCTGAATTCGATTACCCACACCCACGGGTTAGCCTGCCAGCTGCTAGCGCCGTAAATGGATTGCCAGATATAATGGAAGTGCTCATGTGGTGTGGCGCTGTATATGTAATGGGGGATAGAGCCGTGCCCGCCATTGCACCCCTCAGCAAGCGCATCGCTCTCGGTCATACTATTTAAACGCTCAACCCGGAGGCCGGTAATCTCCAGCGTTATGCGCGAAGCCCAGCGCGGCATGTGGATGGATGGCGTCCATCGCTCATAGTTGTAAATAGTCGGGTTGTAAGTGGCTGGGGCAATCTTCTCTAACTGCGCTCCACCCCGGTAAGCAATGTTCCACTTCGTTTTTTTTGGAGGAACTGACTGCGGTTCTAAAGGCGCTGGGAAAAATGTCTCACGCACCCACAGGCGATCACCTATTGCACCGAACGGGCACCATTCGCAGTAATAGCTCTGGCTATTCGCATGATGCTTACCTGACTCCAGAGGATAGCATTCACCGATGCTTGAGGCCGCATCGATCATTTTCAATTGGCGAGGAGACAACATGCGCCGCGTCTGCGTCTTGCGACCATCCAGAACAGCTCGCACCATATCGGCGTTGAAGATTATTCCGCGCTCACGCATGGCTGGCCTCCTTTTCGCACTCGCACATGCCGACGATAGACAGGGTTAAAGCTGAAGGCTCATCCGGGCATGACACCGCATCAGAGTGATAAACCTTACCGCGATAGATAACGCTGAAACCATCAGCGTTTATCAGCATTAACTTACCGGTGCGTACAGATATACGCATACTCCGTACATCCCCTCTGACGATAGTGAAGTCAACGTGTTCTCCGACTTTGGGCTGGCGTGGCTGCCCCGTGAAGCGTCGGCAATTCTGGCAGCGTTCCATCACACACCCCCTTCATTGCGGAGTTGATTGGCGACTGTCATGAGGTATAGAGCTGCTGCGTGAAAATACTCTGACGACACAGGCTCGCTACGTGTAGCCAGATCCTTAAGTTCATTAACGGAAATATCCACCCCCTGCGCCTGCAATTCACGGATGGCGGCGTCTGTGGCTGGCACTGAAACATAATCAGGAAGAAGCTTTCGCATCAGTCCACACTCAACTGTCAGCGCGTTCACCTGCTGCTTGAGTGCGTCCATTGCTTTGAGATGCGTCATTGCAGATTCGGCAGATAATCTGTCGTGACAGTCGAAAACTGCACGGCTCACTCCCTCCGAGTCGCGCTCATACACTGTCCAGAATTGCGCTACATCATCAGCGCACATCTCGCAATTACCGTCAGCGTCTGATATGACGCCGCTTACGTAGTATTTTTCCATTTCATTGCTCCGGTAACGGGCCAGCGCGAAAGCCGCCAGCCGGGAGGTTTATTTGATAATGAGGGAAGGTTTGCCGATTTTGATTTGTGCGCCGGGGACATCCTGTCCGGCAGTAAGTAGGTGCTTGATAGCCATTTTGTCGGGTTTGATAGTTGTTTCATATTCGACAAGATCAGAGGGCAGGGCGCCGGCGTCAGTAATTTCAACTGACTTTGACGGCGCTCTCACAGTTACCTGATGGAGGCCAGCTTTAAGCGATTTCATACCCGCCGTTTCGAGTGAGTTAGCGATGTACTCTTTGATGCTGGCAACGCGATTTTCCTCCGCTTTAGCGCGCTCTGAAAAGCGGCGGCTCTCTTCCTTGAGGGCATCTGAGTATGCCGTCTGGTTTTTGCAGATTGCCAGAAGCTGCTCCACCTTATCGCTCAGCTCGCCTGACATCCCTTCGAGCGTATCGGCGATAAATTCAGGATCTAAATCCTCCGCGACCAGCTTGGCGTAATCGTTCGCAATTTGATAAAGGGCTGTCATTGTGCAATCTCCAGTTTATTTTTGGCTTCGGCATAAATGGCCTGGACGTTTTTCTGAACTGGCAGGCCGGAGGTAAGGCGGTAGGCTTTCTGAAAAAGGGATTTCAATTCGTTGATGCTTTCAGCAAGCGGCATTTTGTCGCAAAGTTCGGTAAGCTCACCTTCAAATTCCTTTTGTTTATGCTGTTCGTCCTGAATAATTTTTTCCTCTGGCACGTACGCCATTACTGGCTCTGTGAAAATTCCTTCACTTTCATTAAGCATATCCACTGCATTATCAAGTCGGTCAGCGCGAGGCCAGTATTTATGAGCACGCTTTACAATTGTTTTTCTTGCCATTTCAGACCAGAAGTTAACCCAAGGTCCTTTTGGATGTGCCCCTGACTTGCTGACCTTTCGTATATCCTCGATTTCCGACAGGCTCATCTCTTCCGTGAGATAATCACCGTCAACAGTCTTGACTGTGCAGTAGCCCCCAATGACTGCGCCACGATCTTCAGGATTGGCGTAAGGGTTGTATTTATGGAAGGGTGCTTTATCGAGGCCTGATGTTTCATACGTATCGCTGGCATAAACTAACTTGCACTGGCCCCATTTTATTACGCCGGCAGACTGAGCTATGTGCAGGAGGCCCATATAGCTAATATCAAGGCATACCATGCCGTCACGAGGCACCAGATATGCTAACTTGCTCGCTGGGTTTAAGCTGATGCCAATCGCCGCAACGTTGATAATCGCATTCTGAGCGCTTATAGGGTTGGCTATAGCTGTCTCAGCCAGTTTCTGGTTGCGCTGAAAGTGCTGTATCGCAAATTGGCATTCCTTTGCCCAAGACACTGACGAGTCAGTCAGCGCCCCGACAAACAAAGATTCCTGCTGCTTCACAAATTCAATAAGGTTGAAGCTCATTACGCTACCTCCCCGTAGCTGTTCTTATCGCGCCACATACGGATCGCATACTCACGCGTAACGCGGTACGTCAGCGCGTCCCAAAACATCTCGTCGAGCTTCTGCTGATAATCAACGTCCGACTCGTCCAGCCATTCACAGGCGGCGCCGGTAAACTCGTCGGCATCGTGGCCGCGCACCGCTGCAAAGAACGGGTTGCGCTTGTCAGCCAGGCGTTCAACCTCTTCGTGTAAGTGCTCCCGCTCGACGTCGGTAAATGCGGAAATAATGGCGTCGATTTCCCTGTTGTCTTTCAACGTGAGCCTCATAGAAGGCACCCCCTTGCGATGTTATGAGCAGCGGCCCACATAATCGGGTCATGAGTGAGCAGTGCAACGCGCGCCATCTGACGCGCCATAGTGAGAATTTCGTTCATGGTTATGGGTTCCCCGGTCTGGTCAGGGCATCAATCAGATTGCGCCAGCCGGTACGGAGGCGGCGGGTAATGGTGTCGAGAAGGGATTCAGAGCGGCCAGCAACAGGCCACCCTGCAATAGCGAGTTGCATGGCGTTTCCTTAAAAGTTGATTAGTAGTTAATGCTGGTGTGCGGGATTTTGTTGTCTTTCAGGGCAGTGAGGGTGACGATAGCTTGCTCGCGCGTAAGGCCAGCGTGAGCCATCAGGCCTTTCACTACAGCGGTTCCGATCGCTTTGCGGTGCGTTTCATTGGCTTCACGCTTCGCCTTTTCATCGGCCAGGCGTTTCTCTTCAGCCAGTCGGCGCTGCTCTGCTTCTGTGGCTTTACGCTGTTCAGCCTCGATAGCCTCCTGCTTCTCGCGCTCGGCGCGCTGGCGGGCTTCCTCTGCTTCACGCTGCGCCCGCTGTTCGGCGGCGATGCGGTCACGCTCGGCCTGTTCAGCTTGTGCTTTCAACACAGACTCACGGTGGGCTGCTTCTTCACGTTCACGCTGAGCTCTCAACTCTACCTCGCGACGGGCCGCATTCTCTGCCAGCCGCTTTAATTCTTCTTCGTACTCAATACGTTGGCGCTCAGCCGCCTCTTTCGCCGCCGCCGCCTCCCGGTCGAACTTGTCGTTCAGCAACAGGGCGATTTCGTGATCTGATTCGAATTTTTCAGCTGCCGCTTTATCGAATGCGATGTTCATTTCCAGCGCTTCAGTATGCCAGTCGAGCATCTGCTGCTCCGCCTTGAGCCGATCCTGCTCGTCTTCCCAATCCGTTAAAGGCTTGCGCACTTCATCACGCAGCGCGTCACACTCGGTTACCCAGCGGCGCAATTCAGCTTCAGCAGGTTTAACGGCCTCCTTCAGGTGACGAAGGTAATCACGGCCAGGCTTTTCCACTGCGGTTTTACTGCGTGATACCTGCGCCGCGAGTGAGGCTACGCGGGCGCGGCCCTTCGCTGTTGTCAGGTCTGGCACTTCGTTGACCTGCTGGCGAATCTGCTCAAGAAATCCGTCCAGGCCATTCGGCACGTAAAGCGCTGGTGCCTGCTCCGGCTTAATTTCCAATACTGCAATTTCCGTTGTTTCGCTCATCAATTTCTCCTTGCTGAGGGCATAAAAAAGCCCCCGGTGTCAGGCGAGGGCGGTAGGCAGTAATATCGTCGAGCTGACTCGTAAATCAGCTCTGCGATGTCACTCAGTGGGTGGTAATGGGAGCGGCATCCAGTGGGTCGGATTGCAGGCGGCTCTCTTATCATCCACATATGCGTATTGAAAATATTTTCCTAAACGGAAAGCCACGAATTGTTCTTTGGTATCAGAGCAATAAACTTGTACATCAACACCAAGTTCCGGTTTTTTTTCGCTGCACTTAATCCACTCCATCTTCCTCTCCTTACTGCGGTTGGCCGAGTGCTTTGCATATCACAGCGTCAACTTGTGCTGCGTTATCCTCAACCGGATTCAAAGAGCCAGCCTTCGACTCGACTCCTGCCTGCCGGAACTGAGCTTGAATGCGCAAGCACGCCTCCAGCAATTCAGGTGCCGCGGCGATTAGTGCCATATCCTCTTTATTGCAACTAACATGCGGGAAACCTGTTTTGTCCTTATACGCATAAAGCACATCGCCATCTTTTCCCGAAAGAATACTGCTCAGGCGTATGTGGCTGTTGCTAGTGAACCACTTCCACGGCCCCGGCGTACCCATAAATTCACTCATTTTCCCTTACTCCTCTCTATTTGAATGCGCCGCTCAGTGAAGCAGCGAAATGCCATTGCGTAATTGCCCTGGCGTCGGTACTCAAGGCCAAGACGGTGTGCTCTGACCGCCATAGCGTGAAAGTGTCTGCGCGTATGGCTGGTCATCGCTTTCCCCTGGTGAGGGCGTAAAAAAAGCCGCTCAATTGGCGGCTTTAATGAATTTGTTAAATACGATGTGCGCGTGCTTTGGCTTGAAGTCGCGAATGTCTTGCAGCACGTCGCGAAACTCGCTTAACTTCATGCCGCGCCGCTTTGCCTCGGCCTTTATCAGCCCGTTATCCATCAGGTCGTAAAGCAGTTTTGCTTCGGCTTTTGCATTGTTGAATATTGTTTTCCGAACGAATAATTCGTCATCTTTACGGCGCTTTTCTGCCGTCAAGTGGTCATCAAGTTCCTTATGAAAGTTTCCGCGCTTATCCAGCGGGACATTTAACATGCCGTGGTCAAGTGCCATAAATCCTCACTTAATGATGTGTGTTGCGTCCTTACGGACAGTTCGATAACCAGCGGCGTACAAGGCCACCTCTGGTAAACACGCGCTGCCTGACTGCCGCACCGCCCGGCGCTCACATGCGCCATTTACCGCACGTGCCACCTTCACGCTGCAACCTGCGCCCGCTGCTTCAATACGGCGCGCTAACCGTGCATCTTCCTGATGCTCTGCCTGACGTTCAGCACGGCGCGCTTTGTAGCGGCTTTTAGCTGTGCCTTGCGGCTTAGGTTCTTTCCAGATGATGGTTGCCATGATTGACCCCACTTTTGCCGGTTGAATGGCTGAATATTTATTCAGAGATAGAAAATTTTTCCGTTAACGCTTTTTTGGCCGCTTCAATACGAGCTGCGGTTCCTGCATTAGGCTCAATCTGCTGAATTCTCTGAGCATCTTGCATAAGCTGAGCAATCAGCATCTTAATGTCGTCTTCGTTCATCTCTTTTACCTCCGGGTTAGATGATTTTGGTGATTGGATGGCCGAAGTAGGAATTCGGCGCCATGCTGTTCTGTCGCCAGAAGCTTTTCCCGGCTGCGTCATTCTGACGGTCTGTTCAGCCCGCATTCACCCAATCCCAAAACCATCTGGTTCTGGCTCCGCCTGTTAGAGCGGAAGTTCATCAATGTTAAAGAGCGGTAAAACTGTTCAGACGCCCGGTCTATTTGCACAGTGGCATTCGAGAGAAGTACCTGCCTGATCACTACCTTCTCTGGTACATGCGGTGTTTTGCATGCGGGTTACGCTCATTTGCCAACTCACCCGGTCTTACTCACCCTCCAGGGCTACCATCTGAACCATCAGCTGAATCACTCTCTGGTGAGTAGTGCGTCCTGCTGATGGGTTTAAATTACAATAAAGTTTGTATTCAGTAAACAATAAATATTGTAATTTTAGCTGTAAAATACTCACTTGTTTGTTTTTAAAGGTTATTTATTTTTTGTGGGATTTGTTTTAGGGTAATGATTCATCTAAAGGAGGCATTATGGACATGGAAGAAACTCAAGCGGCGGTCGCTCAGGTGATCGGAGAGGCAGCATTGCAGGTGTTGGCAGAGGGCAGGGAACTGTCAAACGAGACGGTGAGAAATATGGTGCTGTTGCTGGCAGAGGCCGTCCCGGATTTGTCAGTGGAGTTTGCGCTGGATTTGCTCAGGTGAAAGGCACAAAAAACCCGGCGCGGGGGCCGGGTTATGTATCAATTCCCTTTAGGCAGTTGGGGGCGCTTAACTTGTGTGAGTAATGTTGCTGCGTTGACTTGCGGGATTGAACCGTCTTTTATTTTACTCACTATGTAAGCTGGGAATTTAGTCGGAAGATAAGATTGCTGCATCCATCTTCTAAACTCACCTAATGCATCATCAGGATAGACCCAAACGTCAATAGGACCCGCTTTACTCTGAGGAAACCATTCAGGATAAACATGTGGCGATTTTATTCTTTGTCCATATTTTTCATCAAGATTCGATGATAGCCAATGCTTTCCCCAAACCTTTCCTATACTTATATCGGGTACTGCACTTGGCCCAAAATTAAAACCGCCGCTAATCATTTTTAATGACAAATCGGCCATCTCAACAAAAACTGAGAAATATCCAAAGGGTATTTGCGAATTGAGTTGCAACCTATCTTGAAATGCCTGCCATGACCCACGCTGAGGATTTTCCGGATCAATCCCAACGCTTAAAAATATCAATCTTCTTAAAGCTGTATCACCAAGTGCTCTGAAATTTTTGAGAGCAATAGTTCTGTCAGTTTGTTCTGACTCGAAAGCGTAGTATTCAAGAATAGCCATGCATACAGAAGATGGATAGGCACGTGCATCTGAACCATTTTCAGTGATGGGCCAATATAAGTGAGTAAGTTTCAGCCCCTTATTTTGCAGAATCGCATCTATCTTTCGACCACGAGGCTTCTGTCTTTGATCTATCCAATCTGTTGTCAGTCGTGAGATAGCTGTAGGGTCTACACCACAAAGGCGAGACAGCCCTCCCATTGTGAGATAGGGAATGCCGTGATTGAGCACGCCCATTTGAATTCCTTCAACCTCCACTTCTTTGACTGGAAAGATTGACATATCTAACTGTTGACCGGGTAGGTACTTATCTTCGCTATCCATTTGATTTCCTTATATAATGCACTATTGACCGAAATGGTCTTTCCCTGTAAACAATTTACGACCCGATCTAATGCCGGATTCGTTTGATGGACATTAAATCGTCAATTCGACCCAAAACTTTACCACTTTTTACCCACCAGGTCCCCATGCCCCTGAAGCCAAAAACCACACCATCACCCCCAAGGCCACCACTCCCCCGAAGCGAGGAACAGCACAAACTCCAGCGCCAGCACAACCATCAGCAGCACACCGAGCTTGTGATTGCAGATCCAGTTAACCATGGGTCACCCAAACGTCTCGTCCGGCCATTGTCAGACAAGCCTTAGTTTTGTCTCAATCGCCACACCAATAATTCGGCAGTTACCGTTGATAGGCTTTAAAGGCCATGCAGGGTTGAGGCCCTTCAAAAATCTTTCGCTACCATCAATCACCAACTTCTTGAAAGTAGCTTCGTTGTCATCTGTCAGCTTAGCGACGACCAAACTGCCGTTGATGGCTTCCCGTCCTGTGTCGAAAAGCACAAAAGTACCTTCCGGTATGCTGAGGCCCATCGGTGCCGTCATTGAGTCGCCCTCAACCTCCAGCCAGAACGCATCACCCTGGATATGAGCATCGGATTCAAGCCAAAGGCTGATATCCCTTAAAGAGTAAACCTCAACAGCCTCAGCCCATGCGCCAGCCTGCACTTTGCTAATTACCGGATACTTTTTACCCTGAATATAGGGCTGGAAATTTGCAACGTTAGCATCCGGGCCCGATCCGTTCCCTTCCAAAAGCCATTGAATATCGCAGCCAAGAGCTTTTGCCAACTCAGGCAGATACCTTGGTCTTTTAGTTTTCCCGCTTTCAAGCTGCACAATGGCCTGCTGAGAGGTGCCGGTTTTTTCAGCAAGCTCTGCCTGCGTCCATCCTAACTCATTTCTTTTCGCTAAAACGCGAGACGCAATAGTCATCAAATCACCTCATTTCCTGCAAGAGATGTTCACAAGAAAAGCTGTAATTGACAAACAAACTATATTGTATTTAAAATACAAGAAAGTTTGTCAAGGAGGCTATATGCAAACTATCTCTGATCGCCTCAAACAGAAACGGTCAGAACTGAATTTGACGCAGTCCGAACTGGCTCTGAAGGCCGGCATAAAGCAGCAGTCAATTCAGCAGATCGAAGCGGGCGTAACCAAACGTCCTCGCTTCCTGTTTGAAATTGCTAACGCATTGCAGTGCGACCCGATCTGGCTGCAATACGGTAATGGCGGCACTAACGCCGCATAGTTTCACCGCTCTTTACCAACTTGGCCGCCCGCCTAACCGCGAGCACAAACACAGTGGCAAGCCCCACGGCTTGCTCACGAAACTACTTAACACAACGGAATATTACGAAATGGAACACGCAAAGAAACGCAATGAAGCGTTGCGCATTGAGAGCGCATTACTCAACAAGATCGCAATGCTTGGAACAGAAAAAACAGCCGCTGCTGTCGGCGTCGATAAGGCGCAGATCAGCCGCTGGAAACGTGACTGGATTCCGAAGATGTCAATGCTGCTCGCGGTGCTGGAATGGGGTGTCATTGATGACGATATGGCCCGCCTCGCTGCACAGGTAGCAAAAGTGCTCACAAATAAAAAATGCCCGGCGGCAACCGAGCATTCTGAACAAATCACTATCAATTTCTGAAGGCAATTATATGTCTAAATCCACAGTAATTACAAACAAAGGAGCCGCAGCGCATGGCTAAATCTTCAAAAGACGCATATGGCGCGAGCGGCCAGACAAATCTGCTGATGTTTGTGCCGGAATCATTGCACCTCATCACCGAACGCACGCACCCACTCTACGATGAACGCGTTCACCTGCCGCTCGAAGAGTCGATGGTGCTCAATATCATGGAGTTCGGCGTTCTACAGCCGATTATGGTGTGGAAAGATCCTGAAACGGGGCTTGCCTGCGTTGTAGCAGGTCGCCAGCGTGTTCGTCATGCACTGGAAGCGAATGTCAGGCTCATGGCTGAAGGTAAAGAGCCACTACAGATTCCGGGCGTCGTTAAACGCGGTTCTGCTGTTCGAATGGCAGGTTATCGCGACAGCGAAAACGAGATCCGCCAGGCTGATACCCCACTGGGCCGCGCTAAAAAAATGTCCGGCCATCTCGACCGTGGTCACGACGAGAATGACCTGGCGTTGATGTTCGGTTGCACAGTAAAAACTGTCCGCGACACTCTGGCGCTTCTTGAATGCACGCAGGCGGTTCAGCAGGCTGTCGAGTCCGGCGAGATTAATGCCACCATCGCCAGACAGCTGGCAGACCTGCCACCAGAAGAGCAGCGAGAAACAGTTGCTCAGCTGCGTCAGGCAGGTGAGGGCGCGAAGGGACATGAAAAATCCCGCAGACAGCGCTTGGTTATGGGAACCGATAAACCACGCCTCAAGACCCGCAAACAGATCACAAATGCTCTCGACAGCGCCACCGGCGATTATGCCGCTGCGTTGCGCTGGGTGCTGGGTGAAGCTCAGGAGGGATCATGAATCTCGCCACCGTCATCAATTTCCCTAAAAAAACCGAGCAAACGGGAGGTCATATGGCCGACCTGTCCAACGGGTACACCAAAGTCGCCAATGAGATACAGCAGTTTAAGCCCCGCCTGAGAATGTCAGGAAGGGAATGGCAATGTTTCGAAGCGGTGATTTGGCTTACCTACGGATGGAATAAAAAACAGGACAGGGTGACAAACACAGTGATTGCTGAACTTACTGGGCTCAGCGATACGCATGTTTCAGACGCTATCAAAGCTCTTGCGCAGCGAAAAATCATCTTCAGCCAGAAGCAGGGGATGATGAAATTAGTGGGCGTAAATACTGAGCTTTCAGCATGGATTTTAGAAAAACCGGAAACGGGAACAAAATTCCCGAAAACGGGAAAATCCTTCCCGAAAAAGGGAAAAAGGTTCCCGGAAACGGTAGACACCCAATACAAGAACAAGAACAGTAATAAAAACACTACGTCTGAGAATTCTGACGAATCCTCAAACCCTCCCAAAAGACTTCCAGTTTCTCGTCCTGAATCAGCCATCCAGTCACCCAAGGGCGATAAGTGGGGAACTGCTGATGATTTGAAAGCTGCTGAGTGGCTGTTCAGCAAGGTGCAGGTTGTTGCCCCTACGGCGCAGGAACCTAACTGGCCTTCCTGGTCGAACGATATTCGCCTGATGAGAAATGCTCTTCATGTCACGCACCATGAGATCTGCGAAGTTTTCAAATGGGCAAATTCGGATCACTTCTGGCAAACCAACGTCATGAGCCCGTCAAAGCTTCGGGAAAAATGGGACACGCTGAAAGCCCAAATGAGCCAGCCTAATCGCAACAGGCCATCATCTGCGCCACAGCCAGAAACTCCTCACTGGAACAGCCCTGAAGGTTGGGAGGATTTTCTATGAGTACTCAACTCATGCATGCGATTAACAATCGCGATGGATCCGCCCTGTCCAGAATGTCAGGGGGTAACAGCGATCCGCAGAAGGTAATCAATCCTGATGCTGAACGACTGGTTGACGCGCTCTTCAATCAGCTTAAGCAGATTTTCCCTGCGGCAATGAGTACCAGCCTGCGTGATGAAGAACGCGAGAAGACAACGAAACGCCAGTGGGTGGTAGCTTTTGCTGAGAACGGGATACGCACCCGTGAGCAGGTTTCCGCAGGTGTTCGTCATGCGCGGGCAAGCGATTCGGCATTCTGGCCGTCGCCAGGGCAGTTTATCAAGTGGTGCAAAGACAGCAGTACGGTGTTGGGTGTAACGCTGGATGATGTCATGACGGAGTTTCGCCGTTACAGCAACGAGAAGGGTTTACATTCTGGCGGGCCTGAGCGCTTCCCCTGGACAAAGCCGGTAATGTACTGGATTGTCTGCGATACCCGCAGGGCGATGTACTCACGCCAGCTTAGCGAGGGGGAGGTGGAAAAGTTCGCCAGCAAGCAGCTTGCCGAATGGTCAAAGAAAGTTTCTGAAGGCCAGTCTATACCCGATCCTGTTGCCCGTCTGGAGTCGAAAAACGAGGTGATACCCACCGGCAATCTTGTAGCGGCGGATGAAAAGAAATTTCGTTACATGCCTGATGCTCGCGTGCTGGGCTCAGTAACGCCAGCGCAATGGCTCTATGCAGAATACAAGCGGCGCAAAGCACTGGGTATGGTTTAAAATTATGACTGCGGGAATAATCCGCTCCAAAATTTAGGACTGAAAAATGACAGCGAAAAAATTAGATGTTGAGGGATATGTAGCGAGGGAGCGGCAGTTATTGTCTCAGGTAACGATGGATGAAACGCACATCATCCTGTCATTACCCGAAGGAGCCATTGGAGAAAGTTACGAGATCGCCTTAGATACAATTAAAACACCTGAACAGGTTGTGTCGTGGATCTTCCACTTGAGCTCAAAGCAGTGGGTGGACAGAGAAATGCTTAGGCGCTTCATCAAGCTGGCCTCTGAGCATGCAGGCATTGAGCTTTAAGGGAGGTCAGAGTAAGAGTAATAAACAAGGCCGCTTCTGAAGCGGTTTTTTTGTGCCAAAAATTCGGAATGGATCAGCAGGCGGCTCGCGCAGAACGAGATTCACGGCAGCAGCCACAAAAGAACAGAGGTGGATTCTGATGAATTACTGGATTAAGTGCAGTGAGCGTGTGCCACGCGATAGGCAGGCAGTCATTATCAGTGATGGGCATGAAGTTGGGGTCTGGCGCTGGCGAGGATTTTGGCCGAACAGGGAAGGCGATAGCTGCTCAGTAGAGCATAGCGCTACCGTTTTACTGGGGACGGTAACCCACTGGCAACAACTCCCATCACCACCGGAGGCATCATGACCGCAGAAGTAATCCCATTCAAAAAGACATGTCCGCATCTGGAAAACGTTCATGCAGGTATGACGCTGTTGAAGAAGTTCAACAACGAGGGCGGACACAGCCAGCAAACTACAGCGATGATTCTGGAGCAGATAGAGATTGATCTCGCTCTGCATCAGGCGGAGAACGAGCGGAGGTAGACTGTGCAAATCGACCTGGTTAAACATCCAGGCGGCGTATTTTCTCCAGTAAACGACAGTGACATCGAACGACTCCATCGATTCAAAAACGGCGAAACCTACTGCGCCGACATCAAGCTCTCCCGCAACCCCCAGTTTCACCGCAAGGTAATGGCCTTCTTTGGCTTCTGTTTCGAGCACTGGTGTGCTGACAGGGCCGGGATGGGTAATGCCGACGAACACACGCAGCGCAACCGGTTCAGGAAAGACCTGACGATATTGGCAGGATTTTACGACACGGTTGTAAACATTCGCGGTGAGGTGAGGGCAGAGGCTAAGAGCCTGGCGTATTCGAACATGGATCAGGAAGAGTTTGAGCGCTGCTATTCAGCACTGATTAACGCCGCCATTAAGCATGTGTTCGCCGGAACACTTGATCCCAATATTCTCAACCAGCTTCAGAGCTATTTCTGAGGAGCAACCATGAAAAAGTACAGGCTGATTTACGCCGATCCGCCGTGGGAATACGGCAACGAGGTATCGAACGGCGCGGCCAAAAACCACTATTCAACAATGAAACTTGAAGACCTGAAGCGCCTGCCTGTTTGGGATTTAACCGATGATGATGCGCTGCTGGCTATGTGGTACACGGGCAATCATTCGCAGGAGGCGCGAGAGCTGGCGGAGGCTTGGGGCTTCAAGGTCAAGCAGATGTTCCTCTTTACCTGGGTGAAGCTTACCGAGAAGGCCGAGCGCACTATCAATGCCGCCCTGAGCAAGCAGGAGGTTGTCGATTATTACGACTGGCTCGATCTGCTGGATACGGTCACCCGCATGAATGGCGGCAATTACAGCCGGCAAAATCAGGAAAGCGTGCTGATCGCCCGGCGTGGGAAAGGCCTGGAGCGTCAAAGCGCATCGGTGAAGCAGATTATTTACTCCCCGCTTTCAGAGCACAGCGCTAAGCCTGGTGAGGCCCGGCACCGATTGAATGTTCTCTATGGCGACGTGCCGCGCATCGAACTGTTCGCGCGCGCGCAGGATGATGGCTGGGACAGTTGGGGCAATCAATGCGATCGGTCGGTAGATCTGCTACCCGGCGTCGCGGTGAAAAACGTAGCGGAGAAAGCAGCATGAGCAAAATGAAAATAGCAATAATGGAATCAGCATCTGAAAGTGAATGGAGAGGTTCAACTGAACTGGCACGACGCGCCTGTTTTCCTGCTTCTTCGGTACGAGTATCGCTGGTTGCCCTGTGTACTGCCGGACTGTTAGAGCGCAGGACTGACCCTAATAACCCGCGCCACACACAGTACAGGAAGACCGAAAAACAATGCGGATTTGGCGTAAATGCCAACATGGCAGAGTTTCAGCGCCTGATAAGCACAGCGAGGATCAGCCATGCGACAGCAGGTTAGCATCACCCACCTCGCCTGTGAGCACGCCAAATTAAAACCACCCCGCCAGAAGCCAAAGCGCCAAAAAATCCCCAACGAATCGGAAGTCGAAACCTGCTTTTATGCAGAGCGTTTGCGGCTGGCTGTTGCGGACAAAATGAGGATGCCGAGATGAGGGAACCTTTGTTAAAAATTACCCACGATGAGCTGTGTCTCAGAGCGGAGCGATTCCTCAAATCAAACGGATTCGGCGTGGCGTTTCACGATAAGTTCCGGGCTTATTCAGGCACTGGCGAATTGCCGGACGCTCTCGGGTTTCGTAACGGCGTTTCATGTCTGATTGAAGTTAAGTGCTCCCGTTCTGATTTCCTCGCCGACCGTAAAAAGCATTTCCGTATTGACCCAATTGTGGGTATGGGGGACTGGCGTTTTTTCATGTGCGAGCCGGGCATTATCGCGGTGGAGGACTTACCACAAGGCTGGGGGCTGCTTTACGTGAAGGGAAATCGGGTTCTGAAGGTTCACGGCTGGCCTGCGAACACGATGTGGTTTTATCAGAAACCCTTTGCTGCAAACAAGCAGGCTGAGTGCGATTTCATGTATAGCGCCTTGCGCCGAATGGTGGTGCGCGGCCACTTCAATGAAATTTATGACGGCCTGCCCGGTAAACCAGAATTAGCGGAGGTTGCCAATGGCTAAAGGCGCAACGCCGAAAAAGCCGAAGCCTAAGACCTGCCCGATCTGCTCCACGCAATACACTCCCCGAAGTTCTCTCCAAAAAGTCTGCCACAACTACCGCTGCGCCATTGCGTTCAATAAGCAACGCGATGCAGAGAATGCTGCGCGCGAACAGCGCAAGCAGGAACGTATACAGCGAGATGATTTACGGCAAAGAAGGGAGAAGCTCAAAGGTAAGCCGGAGTGGAACAGAGAGGCTCAGGCAGCGGTTAACAAGTTCATCTTTTGGCGGGACTATGGCAAGCCCTGCATATCGTGCGGCAGGCAGCTTAATTACGGCGTCCGGGGTGGTGCAGTCGATGCCAGCCACTACCGCTCACGAGGAGCAGCGCCCTGGCTAAGGTTCAACGTCTTCAACAATAACGCCAGTTGTGTCCACTGCAATCGCGACTTATCAGGCAATCCCATTCCCTATCGTATCAACCTCATCGAGAAGTTTGGCCTCGACCGGGTTGAGCGCATTGAGCACGACAATACCGTGCGGAAATTCGACATTGAGTACATGAAGCGAGTGAAAGCGATATTCACACGCCGGGCGCGGCATTACGAAAAACTTCGCAAACGTCATCAGGAGGCGGCATGACCAGAGAATACGTCAAGAAAATCCATTATCCATGCGAAACGGCGTCAATATTTCAGGGTGTCATTTTCGTAATACGACCGCAGCATGCTTCAGAACTGCTTTGTGAGGCGGACAAAGCGACTGAGTTCTACCTGAATTATTTCCCCTACGTGACACTGGAAAACATCCGGGAAGGCATTCGCTACAGCTTCGGAGGGCTTTATTTTACCGACGATCAGCTAATTCGGGAGGCGGCATGAACTGGCTAACCCGACTACTCACACCTTTCACACCGATTATTCCGACAATCCAGCAGCCATGCAGGCGCGGCAGCTATCCAGTTAACACCAGACTGAGGAAGAAGCGATGAGCATACGCGAGCTAAATCTCACCAAGGAGCAACACGACTGGCTGAACGGCTGGCTTGAGTTGTGGGGATCATGGGTTTACAGCGGCAGGCTTGAAAGGCGGCAAAGCAGCATGATCGCCGTATGGATGGCATCGGTAGAGCCTCAACCCGGTATGACTAGGCCAATGTGCAATGACGATGACGGAATGTTGATTTCTCAGGTCGTAGATTCCGTCATCTGCATTGATAAAAAAGCGTTTGGCATCCTGCTAAGTTACTACGCTCACGGCTCTTCTAAGCGAGCTATTGCATCGTACTACCACAAGACCGCAAGTCCCCGCAAAATAACGCGCGGTCGGGGAGGGGAAGGCTGGCGCAAACCATCTGAAGAGGCGTGCCGTAAGGAAATCACCGAAATACTTAATGCCAGCCTGTTTTTGCTGTATCAACCATTGCAAGATGCTTTCAACGGTCGCAAACGCTTGGACAAAATTAAGAAAGTTGCATAGATAATGCTTGACTTTGTTTTACCCATTTACCCATAATGTAAGGGTAAGCTGCCGTACGTGTCCTTAGGGATGTGACGGCGGCTTTTTTTTATGTCCAGAATTCTGGGTGAGAAGCACAGAGGTTGTGCGTTCGGCTGTTAACCGATTGGTCGCTGGTTCGAATCCAGCCTTGCCCGCCAAATAAAATAACTCCTCAAGTAAACAAATATGTTGACCGTATAAGCATTATTGTTTACTATAGCTACATGTTCAACAGACAGGAGGAGTAGTGAAGCAAAGCGAGTTCAGGCGGTGGCTTGAATCTCAGGGAGTTGAAGTTTCAAATGGCACAAACCATCTGAAGCTAAGATACAACGGGAAGCGAAGCGTAATGCCAAGGCATCCCGGATCTGAGATTAAAGAACCACTCCGAAAGGCCATACTCAAGCAGCTTGGCCTGATATAAAAAACCAGCCCTTCGGGGCTGGTACTCGCGGAGATTCACTAACACGATATGCGATACCCGATAAAATTAGAGCCAGACAGCGGCGGCTTCGTGGTTTCGTTCCCGGATATACCGGAAGCGCTTACCCAGGGCGATACGCGAGAGGAGGCGCTGGCGATGGGGTTGGATGCGCTGGTCACATCCTTTGAGTTTTACTTTGAGGACAGCAGGCCCGTGCCGCCTCCAGGCGATATTGCAGATGATTTTGTTGAAGTGCCGGCCAGCGTGGCGGCGAAAGTGCTCATGCTTAATGCTTTCATCGCTTCCGGCTTAACTCAGGTTGAACTGGCTGCGCGCATGGGGGTAAAAAAGCAGGAAGTAACACGTCTTTTCGATCTGAATCACTCGACCAAAATCGACACGGTACAAAAAGCGTTGTCCGCGCTTGGTAAGCGGCTTGAATTAGCCGCTGCCTGATAGGAAAAAATCATTAAAGGCTCACTTCGGTGGGCCTTTTTTATACTTACTGGTCAACAAATACCCAGTCTCGCCCTCTACTGTCATGGTATTTATCAGTCGTGTACTGAGATTTATGACCCAGTAATCTCATTGTATTTACGCCCTGACTACGATATAGCCGCTCTGACAGTGAGCGTTGTTCATGAAATGATGGTGGATTCCCTTGCCAGTAGTTATCTGGGTAGGCTAGCCGTCGCGCTCGCATAAATCCAACTGTCAGGGCTGCGGTTGTTGCGGCGCGACCACAGTCGAATCGTAAAATATTTCCAGACGCAGGGGAGATCCGGATGACGTCATTCAGGCTCGTACCAATCGCATCTAAATGGAGCGATAACGGCAGGGCAACCTTTGCACCAGTTTTTTCCTGTTCAACGAACAAATAGCCATCGCGTATGTTATCAGATGACATTTTCTGAATGTCGCCCCGTCGCTGACCTGTTATCAGGGCAAGTAGCATGCTGAGGTATGTGTACTGGAATCCATGTACACTCGCCGCGCGAAAAATCCGCAACCATTCGTTCAGGTTTAAGCGCGACCTCTGAGGTGAGGTGCGAGGAGAACGGATAGGTGCTGCCGGATTGTGGGTAATCAGCCCAAAGGAACACGCCTCACTAAAAATATCTGAGATAACTGAGTGCGCTGTTTTGGCAGCAGACGCATGGCTTTCAAGCGCCTTGGCCCGGATTATCTGGTGTAGTTCTGATGTCTGGATATTATGGAGCATTCGATGACCAAATTTCTCATCAAGGCGATCCAGCCAGATTTTTTTATTGTATATAGTTTTATTGGACAGCCCGCGCTCAACTAGCAGGCTGGTGTAAGTCGATAACCACTCAGAAAAAAACACGGCTCCCTCCGTAAGGCAGTCAGTCAACCTGGTTTTTTGGATCGTTAACATATTTAAAAAAAGCGTCACGCAGATCTAATATCGAAGCGCCTTTTAGCTCAGTGTCATTACCATGCAGGTCAACAACACGATCAGATTTATTGATGCAATATATAAATCCGTTAACATCGAAACATAAAAAATCATGTGCATCGCTACCCAGGCGTTCCTGTAGTGGCAAGCGCCCTTCAAGGAATAAAACCTTCATGTCTTTAAAATCCGGGTCTGTGTCGAATTTCATTTCTCTGATGAGTCTGTCAGCCTCTCTGTGCATTAAATATGCGCGGTCACGCAAATGAGACACCATTGCCCGAACCATTGATGCCGGTAAACGGCGCTCCTCTGATACCCACTGCCGAACTGAGCGATCATTGATACCAAACACGCGTGCAAGTTCTGATTTCCAGTTCGAGCCATAGGCGGCCTCACCTGCACGTGTGAATAACTCTATTTTTTTGTCGTTATTCATAATGAGCTCCTAAAATTTTTAGCGGGTGTAAACATAGCAAATTTGTTCGCCTAACCAGGAATTCGGCGCGCCAAAAAACAAATCGCGCTCACCACCCCAGGAACTAAACATCAAATTATTTTCTGCACAGACCCATTCCTGACCGTGGTTGAGATTGTTTTCTTCTGCAACAGTAAGTAGCTCGATATATCGAGATTTTCTTCCAATAGCATTTTTTCTATTTTCTTCGTGCTGCATTAATTGATTACGGGCATCAATAGCGTCCTGCCATGCTTCGCCAAGCTGGAAGACAAACCGCTGACGAAGAGTTTTAGCAGAAGGATTTTTTGCATACGCTACGCGGGCCTTAGCCCAGGCATTCTGCATAATTAATTTGGTGTCGTAGATGTATTTCATATTGTAGCCCTTTGGCTGTTGGAGTTGGCTTGTTCCCCCTCCCTTGAACCCAATAATACTATGTACCGGATTTCGGTACAATATATTTCTTGTTATTTAAGCAAAAAAATCCGCACATGGCGGATTCTTCTTCGGTTACTCCCTCAGCGCATTAGCGCATTCATTTTAAACAGCATAAGAGCCGGTCTTACCGGGCTGCCGGAGACGGCCGTATGGCAATTGAGTTTTTTACCAAAGAAACGTTACTTGGACTGGGTGGCGCACTTTCCGTTGGTCTGAATGGATGGATGGCGTTTGGACGTTATTGGGTAAGTAACAAGGCGCGTAACGCCAACGATATTCAGCAGATAGATATGCTTGAACGACAGGAGCAGTACATAGAGCGTTTGGAGAAAACAAACACTGAACTGCGTTCTGACAACGCCGCCAAAGATGAAACCATCCGACAGTACTGGAAAACTATTGCTGATACCCAAGCCAGATTGCAGATTATCGAAAGCTCGCAAAAACATCTTGAAGAGCAAAACGAGGCGCTGAAACACCAGGTATCTGAGCTGACATCCTCAAACATGAATCTGGTTAGCCAGATAGCACAACTACGCACATCGCTGGAGGTGACGCGGTGAACATGAAACGAACCCCCGACGAGTTTTCAATAAGCTGGCGAATGTGGATCGTCATGTTCGCGACGTCATTTGGAATTTACCTCGGCGGAGTAACATCCGGATATTTTATTGCCCGCGCGGAGTACTCGCAATACGCACTAAAGCGCGACGCCACTGTGAACGAGATTAAGCGCAGGGTTGAGCAGTTGCCCCAGCGTACAGCAGAAGCGGTAAAGGAGGATGAGGCCAAATGACGCGACAGGAAATCTTTGACGGCATCCTCGGAAAAGAGGGCGGCTACGTCAACAACCCAAACGACAAAGGCGGCCCGACTAACTGGGGAATCACCCAGGCAGTGGCCCGCGCGCATGGTTACACCGGCGACATGCGTAACCTCACCAGAGAGAAAGCGCTCATTATCCTTGAGGCTGATTACTGGTATGGCCCGCGCTTCGATCAGGTTGCAGCGCTCAGCGAGAGTATCGCAACCGAGCTTACTGACACTGGCGTGAACATGGGGCCAGCCATGGCGGCTAAATTTCTCCAGCGCTCCCTGAACGTGTTCAACAATCAGGGCAAGCTTTACCCGGACATCACCGCTGACGGTCAGATCGGCCCGCGTACCATCGCGGCATTGAATGCGTTCCTGTCAGGCCGGAAGCAGGCAGGCGAAACCGTGATGCTCAAGGCCCTGAACAGCCTTCAGGGTGCCCGGTACATCGAACTGTCTGAGACGCGCGCGGCAAACGAAGAATTCACCTACGGCTGGTTTGAACGGGTGACTGTCTGATGGCATTAGCGGACATCGTAAAAAGCGTTGGGGATGGCAAGCACTCCCTGAGCAAATGGACGCAGACCATCGCCTTCCTGACCTGCACCGGTGTTATCTGCTGGTATGCCTACAACCTGCAATTAAGCGAGTGGATGTTTGGTCTTTACTTCGGCGTGGCCGTAGGCGGTAACATCCTCAACAAAAAGATTGCGGTGGATAAGGTGGTTGAAGAGAAGAAGATTGATGCCGCTATCGAACCGGAGAGATCCTCATGAGTTGGGAAATAATCATTGGAGCCATCGGCGCGCTGATTGCTGCTCTTACTGCGGCATTTGGTATCGGTCACGCCAGAGGTAAGGGCACAGCCGAACAGGCCGCCACTGAGCGAGAAGCACAAGCAAACATTGAATCACAGCAGGCCGCCGCCCGGCATCAAAGCGAAGTATCCAAAGGAGCCGCAGATGTACAGGACACTGTTACCCGCATGTCTGATAGCGCTGTTGACGACGAGTTGCTCAGGGACTGGACGCGTAAGGACTGAAGTAGTCGATACGGCGTGCCTATGGGTCAACCCCATTATCCTGACGCGCGCTGATGTACTGACGCTCTCAGATCCAACCAAGCGCGCCATCCTAACGCATAACAAATCGTGGCAGGCCAACTGCCAGCCGGAGAGCAAATAGCCGGGTTGCAGCAATGCATCACTGATCAGTGCATGAGGTGAATGATGGTTATTGTCCCCGTAACATTTCGCCGGGCATCTGATTTTGTCCGTGATTTGCATCGCCACAATAAGCCTCCAACAGGCCACAAATTTAGCATTGGGCTGGAAGATGATGGCGTGCTGGTAGGCGTCGCAATGGCTGGGCGTCCAGTCGCAAGACATTTCGACGATGGCTTGACCATTGAAGTGAACCGCACCTGCACTGACGGAACCCGAAATGCTAATTCAATGCTTTATGGGGCAGTTCGTCGTGCAGCATGGGGAATGGGATACCAAAGAATAATCACCTACACTCAAGCAGACGAGTCTGGTGCATCTCTGCGGGCTGCTGGTTTCAATCAGGTTAAAAAGCTTCCTGCGCGGTCAAGCTGGTTTGATTCGTCAGTGAAGCTAAAGGCGAGTCGCGATCCAGTTGGCAATGGTGGAGTTGAACGTGTGCTTTGGGAAGTAAAGCGTTGACCATCACAAGGCGCATTTGCGAGTGCGCCTTAGGAAAGCTAATTAGCTACTTACACGTACTGGCCTATTGGAATCCACCATCCTTTAAGAAATGGATTCCGGATGAGAATATTCGAGTCTTATGGATGTTAACTTCATATATCCTCGGCTCGTGGTCATAGTCTATATAGATCGCGGTTTCAATATATCCCAGCTCTTCCAAAAGCTTAAAATGGCCAGCCACTTTTCGCCCGTCAGTTTGTCCAGAGCAGACTCTTTTAAAAGCCTCTTGGCTCATGGTGCCGGGGTATTCTTCCGCAAGTTCGCTTAATATTTTATTCAAAAAATCGTTATCAATTTGCATGAATACTGCTCTCCAAAGGTATAAATATGGCACTCACCGACAAACAACAAATGTTCTGTCGCGAGTACATCATCGATTTGAACCCACGGCAGCGGCCATTCTGGCGGGGTAAAGCAAATAGACCGACCGCGCTGCTGGTTGTGAAAACCTAACAAAAACTGATATCAGAAACCGTATCGCAGATCTCAAAGCGGAGCGGTGAAACCAATGAATTAAGGGTAATGATATGGCAAAAGCGAAATGGCCTAAATTACCAAGATTTTTTGTGCCTCTTTTCCATTGCGCAAATATCTACTTCTGCCGCAGTAGAGAAGAGTGGATGCAGGCAGAGGCGTCGATTGGACTACACCCTGCTGATATTTCTCACTGCGCTGGAAGGTGCAGGCATTTCATCGATGATGAAACAGGAGAGAACCTTTATTTGATAGGTGTCTTTGACAATAGCCTGCCAACTCTGGTTCATGAGTGCGCGCATGCAACATTTTACTGCTGTAGCGATGCTGGAGTTACTGTCCAAACAGACCAGCCCAACGAGACCTACTGCTATCTACTTGACAGGATGTTTAGCCACTTTATGCCTCACATAGTCAAAAAGGATTAATTATGGCAAAACCGGGTTGGGAGGCTATTGAGCGCGAATATCGTGCAGGCGATTCCTCAATCCGTGCTCTGGCCGAAAAGCATGGCGTGAGTGATACAGCTATTCGCAAGAAGGCTAAATCAGAAGGATGGGTGAAGCCTGCAAAGGTTCGCACTAACCCTGCTGAAGAAGTTCGCACTGCGAACCAAAATGCGAACCTGCGAACCAGCGCCGAAGAAATTATTGAGGATGAAGACCTTGCCCCCATGCAGGCCGCATTCGTCCTTGAATACGTCAAAGACAGAAACGGTACTCAGGCGGCTATCAGGGCTGGCTATAGCGAAGACTCTGCATCCGTTACCGCATCCCGACTGCTAAGCAAGGCTAAGGTCAGGACGGCTGTTAACCGGCAGCTTCAGGCGGCGGCAGAGAGACAACTCATCACGGCTGATCGTGTCATCGCTGAGATGGCAGCAATCGGCTTCTCCAACTTTCAGGACATCCTAGATAGTCGCGGCGATTTAACCAACGTCAATGATCTGCCACGTCAGGCGGCGGCGGCCATAAAAGAGATCAGGGTGAAGGTGACGACTCGCGGCGATGATGACATTGAAGAGACAACTTACAAGCTCCACGATAAGCGGGCAGCACTGACTGAACTGATGAAGCACTTGCAACTGTTTGGGCCTGAACAGGAAGGTGGAGACACAGAGCCGACACCGGTACAGATCAATGTGAATGTAGTAGATGCGAGGAACTACGATGGGGATCAGCCCGACGCTTAATATCCCGCAGGCTCGCTTCCTTTCCATGCCTCACAAATTCAAAGCTTATGTTGCAGGCTTCGGTTCCGGTAAGACGTGGATTGGCTGCGGCGGCATCTGCAAAGGTTTTTGGGAGTTCCCAAAGGTCAACCAAGGATACTTTGCTCCAACCTATCCTCAGATAAGGGACATCTTCTACCCCACGGTTGAGGAAGTGGCCCACGACTGGGGGCTGAATGTAAAAATCAACGAGAGCAACAAGGAAGTCCACTTTTACGAAGGCCGCGTCTATCGCGGCACGACGATCTGCCGCTCGATGGAAAAGCCAGAGACGATAGTTGGCTTCAAGATCGGCAACGCTCTGGTTGATGAGCTTGACGTGATGAAGGCGATAAAAGCGCAGCAGGCATGGCGCAAAATCATTGCCCGTATGCGCTACAAACGCGACGGACTGAGAAACGGCATAGACGTTACTACCACGCCCGAAGGTTTTAAGTTCGTCTACCAGCAATTCGTAAAGGCGTTGCGGGAAAAGCCTGAACTTGCTTCCCTGTACGGACTCGTCCAGGCGAGCACATTTGACAATGAGAAAAACCTTCCGGCTGACTACATCCCATCGCTGATGGGCTCTTATCCTGTTGAATTGATAAAGGCGTATCTTCGCGGTCAGTTCGTGAACCTCAATAGCGGCACTGTTTATCACGAGTTCGATCGCGTGCTTAACAACTGCAAAGATGAGGAGCAGCCAGGTGAGCCGATCTTTATCGGCATGGACTTCAACGTAGGGAAAATGGCCGGGATTGTGCACGTTAAGCGTGACGGGCTCCCGCGCGCTGTGGCCGAAATCACCAACGGCTACGACACGCCGGACATGATAAAGCGTATTAAGCGCCAGTTCTGGAAAGAGACGACCGAAAACGTGTTTGAGAAAACGCGTGAAATTTATATCTACCCTGACGCCTCAGGCGATTCGCGTAAATCAGTTAACGCCAGCCAGACCGATCTATCACAATTGCGTGACTCCGGCTTCTCTGTGCGCGTGGATGCTGCTAACCCTCCAGTTAAAGACCGGGTCAACACGATGAACGCCATGTTTTGTAATGCCATCGGCGAACGCAGGTACAAGGTGAATGTGCAACGGTGTCCCACCTATACCGACAACCTTGAGCAGCAGATATGGGCTGTTAATGGCGAGCCCGACAAAAAGGCGGGGAACGACCACACCAACGACGCCGCTGGGTATTTCATCCTGAAAGACTTTCCAATAGTGAAACCAGTACCTAAACCGATCACTTTCAAATGGTAGAAACATGGCTGATACCAATATTGACTACCGCCATCCTGCATACGCTGAGTTTTTACCTGAATGGGAGATGATCGGCGACTGTGTTGATGGTGAGCGCAAGATTAAGAAGAAGGGTGCAAAGTACCTGCCGCATCCGAGCAATGACAGCACCAACGATGATCCAAGCGGTGAGCGTTATGAAGCATACAAACTTCGAGCAGCGTTCATCAACGCCACGGGGCGAACACTGTCCGGCCTGATTGGCATTGCTTTCAATAAACCTCCAAAGATAGAGCTAAGTGGCGGTATTGAAGAGATTGAAAACGATGCTGACGGTGAAGGCCAGCCGCTGGAGCAGATGATACGCGATGCTCTGGGGCAGAATCTTCAGCGTGGACGCGCGGGAATTATGACTGATTTTACCGGCTCAGGAATACAAACACAGGCGACTAAAGGCCGTCCAGTTCTGCGATTGTTTACTGCCAAGGAAATAATCAACTGGAGAGTAACCAAAGGCAAAACCTCGTTGGTGATAATTCACTACCTTGAGCCGGTGGACGATCCGGATGAATTCGAGTTGACGTTAAAGCGTCACTGGATTGAGTTGCGCCTGATTAACGGCGTTGCTCATGCTCGTAAATGGGAAGAGGGAACTGAGCGGATAGAGGGGCGAGAATTAATTCCACTTAAAGATGCCGACGGCATTGTACTGAATGAGTTGCCATGGTCATGGATTGGCGCAAGCAATAATGACCACACGCCAGATTCGCCGCCTCTGGCTGATATCGCCTATGTGAATATCCACCACTACCAGGCAGAAGCCGATATCGCGGAGTCTGCGCATACAGTCGGTCAGCCGATGGTCGGCTTAACCGGCCTTACAGATGAGTGGGCGGATAAGTATCTAAGTGATGGATTTACAGTTGGTTCCCGAAAAGGCGTGTTGTTGCCGGTTGGCGGCGATCTCAAATTCGCTCAGCCAGAGGAACGTAATGTGTTAATTACGCTGGCTGAGCGACGGGAAAACCAGATGGCAATGTTGGGGGCAAAACTGGTAGAGCGTAATACTGCTGCCAGAACGGCCACGCAGGCTGGTGACGAAGCGCAAACTGATAACTCTATATTGTCACTTTGTGCGGGGAACGTTGAGCAGGCCATCAATCGTGCGTTGACGTTTGCTATCCGTTTTGCGGGCAGTGGGGAAGGCGGGGTAGAGCTTAACAAGAAATACGAAATCGCCAACCTCGACTCCCAGGCGATTGCCGCGCTTCTGAGTGCTGTTCAGTCCGGGAAAATGAGGCTGGTTGATTTTGTTCGCTACCAGCAGCGAATCGGCCTGATAGGTCAGGACGAAAAGCCTGATGATGTGGTTGATGAGCTGATGAACCTCGCACCAACAATGCTGGCCGGAGATAACAATGACCCTCAACGAGAGGTTGCGTGACGAAACGATAGCGCACTCCTTATTCGTCAGCCGCTATGGCACTGGCACTGCTAATCGCATGGTGAAGTTGCTCAATCAAAGTGATTCAGAGCTAACCGCACGGCTGCTGATAGCGATGGATAATTTACCACGCGACAGCTTCACCGTGAGTAGACTGGAAAGCCTGCTTGGAAGCGTCAGGCAGGCTAATCAGAAAGCTATTGAGTCAATGCATGCCGGACTAACGAATGAGTTGCTGGAGTTCGCAAAACATGAATCTGGTTATCAGGTAAGTCTGTTTGAATCGCTGCTGCCTGAAGCGGTGCTATCCCGTTATCCTCTCACCTCATTATCCGCTGAAATGGTATATGCCGCAGCAATGGCACAGCCATTTCAGGGGAGGCTACTGAGCGAGTGGGCGTCCAACCTTGAATCGGACAGGCTGGCTCGAATAAGCAATGCCGTCCGTTCCGGTTTTTTGCTGGGCGACACAACGGAGAGAATCGCCCGGAAGGTGCGCGGTCTTGCATCAAATGATTATCAGGATGGCGCTTTGCAGATAAGCCGCGCAAACGCTGCAAGCATCACAAAGACGGCAGTAAATCACGTTGCTTCCGTTGCCCGAAGAAGCTTTGCTGATGCAAATGGCGACATCATTGACAGTAAACAATGGCTTTCCACGCTGGACAATAAGACTTCACGCGACTGCATTATCCGCGACCGGCTGAAATACACTCTGGACGGTAAACCGGTTGGGCATAAGGTTCCCTATTTGCAGGGGCCAGGCCGCATTCACTTCTGCTGCCGCAGCATGGAAACGTTCGTCACCAAGTCGTGGCGGCAACTTGGTTTCAATGTTGATGAGATGGATGCCGGAACCCGCGCCAGTATGGACGGTCAGGTAGCCAGTGATACTTCCTATGGCGAGTGGCTCCAGCGCCAACCTCTGTCGCGTCAGATTGATGTACTCGGTGAGAAGCGCGCCCGGCTGATGCGAGAGGGTGGCATGCGAACATCAGAGTTTTTCAGTGATAAAGGGGAATGGTTATCGCTGGAGCAATTGCGAGAAACAGACAGTAGGGCATTTGAGGATGCCGGACTGTAATCAAATCCAATCATAAAAGGCTGCCATCTGGTGGCCTTTTTTATTTCCCGCAGTCCGAGACTGCAAACATCTGACCCGAGGTTATAGATGCTCAAGTTCAAACTGTCCAAAGAAGAGTTCGACGCGCTGGATGATTCTCAGAAAGCATTTTATGCCGAAGCTGGCGAAAGTTATCAGTTCGCTATCGAAGGCGCACCGGACGTTTCAGGGCTGGAAAAAAAAGTAAACGAACTGCTTGGTGAGAAGAAAGCCGAACAGGAAAAACGTCGTCTGGCTGAAGATGAAGCTAAAAAAGCAGCTGAAGAGCAGGCCCGCAAGAAAGGCGATCTGGATACGCTTGAAAAAAGCTGGGCTGAAAAGCTTTCCACTCGCGAGAAAGAGCTGCTCGCTCAGATTGACGAGCGCGATAGTCGCTTGCATACGCTGCTGGTTGACAATGTCGCTCAGTCACTGGCTACCAAGCTGGCCGGTGACAGTGCGGCAGTAATGACACCGCATATTAAATCCCGCCTCATTGTTGAGGAAGGAAAAACACGAATCGTTGACGCTGAAGGCAAGCCTTCGGCAGCAACTCTTGATGACTTAGAAAAAGAATTCCGTAACAACAAGCTTTTTGCGCCTGTTGTTATCGGCAGTAAGGCATCCGGTACCGGTGGTATTGGTAGCCCGACGTTCGCCAGCGGCGGCGGCAAAAAATGGAGTGATTTAACTGAGGCTCAACGCCTCAAGCTTTTCCAGGAAGACCGCGAGGCTTTTGATCGTCTTGCGGCCACGCAGAATCAATAAGAGGTAACGCCGCATGGCAACTAATGCAACCCGTCTTTCAGACATTTTCGTCAGCGATTACTACCAGACCATCGCACCGGTCAACAGCCCGGAGAAAACTGCTGTATACGATTCCGGCATCATCACCCGACTTCCTTCGCTGGATGCTATTGCGCAAAACGGCCAGGGCACAGCGACTGTTAGCTACTGGCAGGACCTGGACGCAGATGAAGCGCCAAATGCGTCTACTGATGACCCTGACGAGATTGGCAAAGTAGGCAAAGCCACACAGGGCAACATGCGCGCGCGTACCCTGTTCCTGAACAAGGGCTATGGCGTAGCCGATTTGGCCTCTGAGCTGGCAAACAGCGACCCAATGACTCAGATCCGTAACCGCTTCGGTACCTACTGGACTCGCCAGTGGCAGCGCTATCTGATTGGTGCTGCTCGTGGTGTCATTGCATCAAACATCGCCAATGATGATAGCGACATGGTCATTCAGGCTGGCGCAAGAATCAATGCGCAGAACTTCATTGATGCCGCCTATACGGCAGGTGATGCTGCTGACGGATTCTCTGCACTCGGTGTTCACTCAGTCATCATGAAGCAGATGGCTGAGCAGGATTTGATTGAATACCTGCGCGACTCAACCGGCAACATCATACTGCGCACTTATCTCGGCAAGCCCATCTTCATGGATGACAGCCTGAAGTATGCAGATGGCAGCTATCTCTCTGTATTCTTCGGCTCAGGTGCTTTTGGTTACGGGGTCGGTACTCCTCATACCCCTTCCGAATTACAGCGTAAACCTGACGGCGGCAATGGTGGTGGTGCGGAAATCTTGTGGGAACGCAAGACATACATCATCCAGCCAGCCGGCTTTAGCTGGAAGGGTGAAGACGATCCGAACAAGACGCCGACTTACACCCAGATGGCCGCTGCCGGAAACTGGGAGCGTGTGTTTGATCGTAAGCAGGTGCCATTCGCCGCCGTGCTTTCACAGGCTGCGGGTTCTTAAGTCAAAGTCAGATTGTTTTGCTAATGCCCGTTTAACCGCCATAAATATCTTATTGACGCACTTTACAATGAAGAGTAACAATTGCGTTGATAACAAGCGGCGGTTGCCTTACGAGAATGGTACTTACTTATGTAATAGTGGGCGCAAGTGGCGGCATACTTGCGTTTCTTTTAAATTTTGCCGTGGCTGAATTAATTAGTCTGGTTTCTGTCTATCTCATGAATAAAATTAAGGGGGCGCTTATGTCTAAATATATTATGGAAAGTTATAAGGATATTAAAAACAAATTTGGCCTCCGCGGCTTCGGGTATTCCCGCTGATGAGCTTATTCAACTAAGCGAAAGCCAGTTATCACTAACCGCCTCCGGGCGGTTTTTTATTGGAGAGAATATGGACGTTGTTATCGATGGCGTTCGTTACGCCCCAGTCACTAATCGTACCTCTAATATTGGCATCGCCATTTCTACCCATAACCGCCATGACGTTTTAGTCAGTGCAATGAATCAGCACCTGAAGCATCTGCCAGTAGGTGCGCAGGTGGTGGTCATTGATGACGGTTCATCTAAACCGGTGATTGTGCCTGATGGCGTGAAATTGATCCGACAAGATGAATCCCTTGGCATTGTAGCGGCTAAAAACCGAAGCCTCGAAGTACTGATGAACGCTGGCTGTGAGCATCTCTTTCTTTGGGACGATGATGCATGGCCCATTACTGATGGTTGGGAGCGCCCGTACGTCGAGTCGGCAGAACCGCACCTTGCATACCAGTTTAAGGACTTCGCCACCGGGCAGAAGTTAAACGATATCGCAGTGCTGTACTGCGACGATAAACACGTTGCCTACACAGGCCAGCGTGGTGTGATGCTTTATTATCACCGCTCAGCGATAGAGAAGGTTGGCGGTTTCGATCCGGTCTATGGACGCGGCATGTACGAGCACAGCGATTTAGCCCTGCGCATTCACAACGCCGGATTAACCACCTGGGCCTTTGCTGACGTGAAAGGATCGGAAAAGCTGATTCACTCGCTGGACGAACATCAGGCAGTAGAGCGCTCAGTACCGCGCACGGATCGAGAACAGCAGGTAAGGAACAACGTCCGCATTCACAACGAACGGCGAGAAGCTGGCTATACCGGCTACGCGGATTATCGGCAGCAGCGCAATGTAGTGATAACCACCTTACTGACAAGCCAGCCAGATCCGCAGCGCGGCTCCAGGCTGGTGGCATCACCTGAACTTCTAAGCAAATGGGCCTCATCGGTGACAGGCGCTGATTCTGTTGTGCTGGTGGACGAACTCGAATCAGCGCCAGCAGGCGCAACTCTTTTCCGCGTTCCCGATGTGCAGATGAATGTCTACTTCCGGCGCTGGTTGCATATTTGGCAGCATTTGCGCGAGCATCCCGAATACCACTTTGTATGGTGTACCGATGGTACTGACGTTGAGATGCTCCGAGAGCCATGGAATGAAATGGAGCCTGGCAAAATTTATGTTGGCTCCGAACCAAAAACCTACGCTGACCCATGGGCATCAACACACCATCCCGAACGCATATATCAGGAATTTGTCGAGCAAAATCGCAATGAACTGATGCTGAATGCTGGTTTACTTGGCGGTGCTCGTGCCGATGTGATGGCGATAGCTCACGGCATTATCAGACTCTTTTACCGCATCGAGAGTAATCGATTCTGGAAGAAAGAGCAGGAGGCCGCAGCGATTGGTGACATGTTAGCTTTCGGCATCGTTAGTTATCACCATCGCGACAGGTTAATCACCGGCCCGTTAGTGAATACGGTCTTTAAATCCAATGGAGCCGGCAGGGAGTTCGCATGGTGGCAGCACAAATAAAGTTTGTGGTGGTCGGCCATCACTCCCGGCGCGATAAGGCGAATGATTTGGCTGAATCACTTGGGGCGCTGACCCTCATTGATAAAGGTGACAACGGCGCAGCTTGGAACCATTTCCGCGCCATTGAGTGGGCAGGGCAGCAGAATTGCCGTGTAGTGATAGTTGAAGATGATGCGCTGCCGGTTCCGGAATTTAAAGATAAAGCCGTTGGCTGGCTGGCGCGATACCCCGATGATCTACTGAGTTTCTATCTTGGCACAGGCAGGCCGCCGCAATGGCAGTCAGAGATTAAGCGCAAACTCGCTGATAACGCCGATTTTATTACTCTGCCAACGCTAATTCACGGCGTCTGCTACAGCATCCCGCAGCAGCATATTCAACGCATTCTCGATAAATGGCCCCTGCATCTTGCGGCTGATTATGCCATTGGCCGGGCATGGGGGCGAGATGTGATCTACCCCTCCTATTCGCTCGTTGACCATGCAGACGGCGAAAGCGTTGAAAAACACCCTGACGGTGCGAAACGAACAGAAGTCAGGCGGGCATGGCAACTGGCAAGCTGAGGACATAATGCTTAACACCGACCCTACATCACCGGATTTTAACAGTTATGCCAGCGTAAGCGATTTACGCGACTTCTCTACAGCGCGAGGTTATGACATTCCCACCGATGACACTACCTGCAAGCAGTTACTGGTGCAGGCTATGGACTATCTCGATTCTGTGAACTGGAAAGGCTCCCGTAGCGCCATCGGTCAGCCGCTGGCGTGGCCGCGAGATCGGGTGTTTATTGATGGCGAAGAGATCGATAAGTCAATTATTCCGACGCGCATTAAACAGGCTCAGTGCCGCCTGGCTGTTGAGGCGCAGGAAACAGACCTTAACCCAACACAAAGCGGCGGAGCAGTAACGATGGAACGCATTGAAGGGGCTGTGACGGTGCAATATGACGGCTCAAGTAATGATGGCACTGTGTCTTTCCCGTGGCTCAATGCGATGCTTCGTGGCCTGACAAAAAGTGGCTGTGTGTTCAACTTCGACGTAAGGCGCGGCTAATGGCAATGAACTATCTCAGGCTTCGCGCCAAATCGAAAAGGTTGCTCACCGAAAATGGAATGCAGTACAGCGTGATCCGTAAAGGCAAGGTCACCGTGGTGGCAGGAAAAGAAATCAAAGAACCCGATAGCATATTTACCGCAGTTGGAGTACGTACAGAATATGCACCTTCAGAAATTGATGGCTCGCTCATCAAAGCTGGCGATACGCGTATTGTGTTCAGCGCTGATACTGACCTGGTGATTGGTGACATGGTGCTTGTCGATGAGAAGCAGTATCGGATTGTGCAGCCTAATCCCGTTAAACCTGCGAGCCTTGTCCTCTGCTATAAGGCTCAATTGAGGGCATGATATGTCAGACAACCAGTCTTTCGTAGCAGCTGTTAATGCGTTCGTGAACCAGGCGAAAATGAATCAGGAAGCCGTAGTTCGCACTGTCGGTATAAAGATTCTTGCACGATTGGTCGAGATGTCCCCGGTTGGCAATCCCGAATTATGGGAGGTTAATCAGACGGCGGTCTCTTATAACAACGCTGTTACTGAGCACAATAGCGCACTCCGCGATGATCCTGACAACCTGACAAAAACAGGTCGCCTGAAGCGCGGGCGACTGATTAAAGACAGTATGGATATAAGAGTGCCGGCAGGCTATACGGGCGGACGATTTCGCGGTAATTGGCAGGTAGGCTTTGATGCTGCGCCAGATGGTGAAACGGGTCGCATCGACAAATCCGGAAGTATGACAAAGGCTATCGGAAATCTTGTGATTGAAAGATTCCGTGTGGGCATGAATGCCGTCTATTTCACTAACAATGTGCCTTATGCCTACCCGCTTGAGATGGGCCATTCAAAACAAGCGCCTGGCGGCATGGTGCGAATCACCGCAGCAGAGTTTCAAAGGTTTTTCGAAGAAGCCGTAAGGAAGGTGTCAACATGAGCAGGCCAGCTATTACAGAACTGCTTGAAGAGCGGCTTGGTGACTGGGCAGCCGCAAACGGCATCCAGGTCGCCTACGACAACATTGACTTTGAACCACCCGACAGCATCTACCTGACTTCGCATGATCTGCCTGCCACTCCATACGCCATTGACCTGAGTCAGAGAAGCAAAGTTTTCATCGGCGTGTATCAGGTCAATGTGATTATTCCTGCCGGAATTGGCAGAAGCGAAGGGAGGCGGATTGCCGGCCTAATTGAAGAAAGATTCGTGAACGGTGCGGAGATGCAAGGTGATGGCTTTATTTGCTACATCACGGGCGAGCCAGCGCAGTTCGCTGGCATAACGAACGACACTGCTTATACCATCCCCATCAGCATGAATTATCGCGCTGACATCATCGCTTAAACCTGAGCGATACAAACATACCGGCGAAAGCCGGTTTTTTTACGTCCAAATAATGGAGAAACCATCATGGGCTTTGCTTTACCTAATGGCGCGACCGTGTTCGTGGGCTCAGAGTTGGCGACTGCGATTGCCGTCTCCGATGTCTCTAACGCTGACGGCGCAGTATTTAAAGTTGCGAGTGGTCACGGTCTGGTGGTGGATGATGTTGTACTCATCTCATCTGGCTGGGGGCTGATTGATAACCTGGTAGCGCGCGTTTCAGCGCAAACCGCAGCCAGCGTAACAATTGGTGTGATTAACAGCAGCGATACGAATTTCTTTGCCCAGGGCGCAGGGGCTGGCACGTTACGCAAAGTGACCGGCTGGACTGAAATCCCACAAATCACAGAAGTAGCTCAGTCCGGTGGCGATCAGCAGTATGTCCAGATTCAGTTTCTTTCGGATGACCGCCAGCGCAACCTTGCCACGTATAAGGCTGCAAAATCTCAAACATTCACCCTGGCACATGACTCAACGCTACCGATATACCCGATTCTCAGTGCTGGCGATCGCTCCGGCGATACACTGCCGCTGCGAATGTACGTACCGAAGGCCAAAGAGATGCGTTACTGGTCGGGTGTCCCGTCATTCGATCCGCAGCCTACGACAGCAGTTAATGCCGTTGAAACTGTCCAGGCGGCATTCTCTGTGCAGTCGCGCGACATGACCTTTTATAAAGATCAAGAAGTGCAGCCCGGCAGCTAAGTACCGCCGAATATTTTCAGCCCGGTAACGGGCTTTTCTTTCTGCCGAGGAAATTATGGCATCGAAATTTCAACTACATCCCAATCCCACCTTCAAGGCTGATGTAAAAATCCCCCGAGCCGGGGAAGAGGACGGCATCGTCACTTTTACGTTTCGTCACAAGCCACTTAAAAGCCTGGCGGAGCTGGAAGGACTCGAGGGTAAAACCGCCGTGGATTTTCTGATGGAAATCACTGAAGGCTGGGCTCTTCCTGATGAGTTCGAAAGAAATAATCTTGAAACGTTACTGGATAACTATCCCCGCGCGCTTGAGGCCATTACCCGTACTTATTACACCGAATTGATGTCCAATCGCGAAAAAAACTGATAGCGGTTGCCTCACAGTTCTATACGCCTGAACCAACCAAAGAAGACTATTCAGCCTTCGGCCTTAGCGCTGACGATTACACCGAGGAAGAAACCACGGTAGATGTATGGCCGGATGCATGGGCTGCTTTCAACGTGTTCCGGTCAGCCAGCACACAGTGGCGAGTTAGTATGGGCGGCGTGACAGGACTGGATTATAACGTCATGCCCTGGCTGATGAAATTGTATGGTATAGAGGATGAGGCAACCGCGCTAAACGATATTCGCGTTATGGAGCGTGCAGCGCTGAACGTCATTCACAAGGGGGCATGATGTCCGACATTGCAACAATATCGCTTCGTGTGAATACCTCGGAGCTTGAGCGCGGCAACAAAGCGCTGGATGAGTTCCAGAGTGCGGCTGGTAGTGCAGCCGGTAAAGCTGATGATCTCAACCGAGTATTTAAAGCCGGTACAGAAAGTCAAAAGCGCAGCACCGAATCGACGCGCCAGCAGCAGCAGGAACTTCAGGCGCTGCTAAACAAAATCAGTCCGGTAAATCGTGCATTTAATCAACTTGATGACTTACAGAAGAGTCTTTCAAATTTTCGCCTTAAGGGAATGGTGGATGATGAGGACTTTGCTCGCTACAACTCGGTACTTGAGACGACCAGACTTAAACTTGCTCAGATTATGGAGGCTGAAACCGACGAAGGCCGGGCGCGAATTGAGCAGGCACAAACGGCAGAGCGGGCTGCTGTTTCTCAGCGTTCTTTTCTTCAGGGGCTTTCAGAGCAGGCTGCAACCTTTCGAGCATCGAAAGCTGATATTGCTGAGTACCGCGCTGCGCAATTAGGACTTTCTCAGGAAGCGGCACCCTTTATCAATCAGCTCCGTGAGACAGAGCACGCAATCGCTAACCAGGCTTTGCAGGCCAAAATTTCCGCAGCAGCACTGCGAGAAAAAGAGTCTGCTGAAAAGCAGGCTGCAAGCGAGCAGGCCCGGCTGCAATCGCAACAAGATAATTTTGTAAAATCCCTGCAAAACGAATCAGTAGCGATTGGTAAATCTCGCTCGGAACTGCTGGAACTTAAAGCTGCTCAGATGGGCCTGTCAGCACAGGCTGCCCCCTATATTGTCCAAATCCGCAATCAGGAACTTGCTCAGGCACGCGAAGCTGATCAGAAGCGTGCAGCAGCCATTGCGGCAAAGGGCTTGAAGCAGGCTCTTGCTGAGCAGGAAGCCGCAGAACGAGCGCTGGCAGTTGAAACAGCTCGTTTAGTTGCATCTCAGCAGAATTTTGTTAATTCCCTTCAGGAGCAGGTTAACTCCATAGGGAAGACGCGCTCTGAGCTTTTAGAGCTGAAAGCGGCACAACTCGGAGTGTCTACCCAGGCAGCTCCGATGATTGCCCGGCTCAGGGAGCAGGAGAACGCCTGGAAGAATGGCTCCATTTCTGCCGGGCAATATCGCCAGGCTATGCGAATGCTTCCTGCTCAGTTCACAGATATTGCGACCTCCATTGCTGGTGGTATGCCCATCTGGATGATAGCCATCCAGCAGGGCGGTCAGATTAAAGACTCATTCGGTGGCGTAGGTAATTCTATTAAAGCCCTGCTGAGTCTCATTACGCCATTGCGTCTGGCTTTTGGAGGATTAGTCACTGCCGGGGCATTGGTGGCATATCAGTTTTATAAAGCCGATGCACAGAACGAGGAACTGCGTAAATCTTTAGCTTTGACTGGTGGCTATTCAGGCCTGACAGCCACCTCAATACTGCGAACGGTTTCAGCAGCCAATCAGGCAGGGATTTCATATTCCAACGCTGCCGATTCACTCAATGCACTGGTCAGGGCTGGCGTTCCTGCTGGTGCAAATTTTGAAAATCTGACCGTCTCGCTGTCGAAGTTTTCCAAAGAGTCTGGTGTTGCTCTTGATGAGCTCGCCAGGGACTTTGTTGCCATCGCTAATGATCCGACGAAAGGGATTCTGGCTCTAAACGAGAAATATCATTTCCTGTCGGCCGCTCAGTACGAACACATTGCCGCTTTGCAGGAAGAGGGTAAGTATACTGAGGCGCTGGCCGCAGCCAACCAGGCTGCATCACAGAGCATGGATCGCGCTGCCAGCAACATGAAAGATTCACTAGGTACTGTATCAACTATAATCCGTGGCCTGACAGATATGGCTAAGGGTATGTGGGATGCGATCGAAGGTATCGGACGCGCACCAACGCAAAATGAGGCACTAAAAACACTTACGAACCGCCGAGATAGCATACAAGCGCAGATCAGCAACTCAGAGGCTACCGGATATAACAGAAATAACGGCAGACTTGATGAGTGGCGAAAAGAGCTTGGGGTACTTAATGCACAAATTAACGCATTTACTCTTCAGGGCGACATCCAGGTTGCCAAAGAAGAGGCAGCCAGCGAAGCTCGAGCCCAGCACAATCAGAATCTCAAAGATGCTATCGATTTACAGAATGGTTTAAACCAGGGACTTACCAATGCGGAAAAACGTACAAAGGCTATAGCTGAATTAGATCGACAGCGCATCAGGATGAACTCGGCGGCCTCTGCTGATTCGAAAAGCAATGTTGGCATGTCTGATGCTGAATACAATAAGCGGCTGGCGAACATCAACAATCAGTATAAAGACCCGAAGACACCAAAAGGGCGTGCTTATACAACGCCAGCCGGTGAGCGCGCTGAGGACTCATCTCTAGGCGAACTGTTGGCGTTACAGGCTCAGTTGCAAGTGCTGAAGCAGCATAGCAGCATTACAGATGTCATCAGTCAGCAGCGAAAAGACCTTTGGAAAACCGAAGCTCAGTTCGCTGTCCTTGAAGCAGCGGCCAGCAATCGGCAACTTTCTAAACAGGAGCAATCACTCTTATCCAGTAAAGATAAGGTGCTTGCCCTGGCACGTCAGAAAGCTGAACTGGGTGACCAGATTACCGCTCAGGAACGGCTGAATAAGCTGCAAGATACATCGTCAAAGTACGTCACTCAGATGGCTGAGAAACAACGGGCTTTAACCGTCGGCTCGACATTAAGTGATCGGCAAGCAGGTCGGGAAAGCACTTTTGCTCAGTTGCGCAGTGGTTGGCAAAACGCTGGCGGCAGCCTCGAAGACGATGGATACCAGAAAGAACTCAAGGCGGCAGAAGATTATTACTCTGCGGAGGATGCCTTACGATCTGACTGGGTTTCTGGGGCGAAAAAAGGGTGGGCGGAATTCGCTGATAGTGCAACCAACATATATGGGCAGGTACAGGACATCTCCAAAAGCGCATTCATGGGTATGGCATCCACGCTAACGGACTTCTTCACAACCGGCAAAGCCAGCTTCAAGGACTTTCTGACGACCTTTCTTAAAGGCATTGTGCAGATGATCACCCAACTGATGGTGTTGCGCTCTGTTCAGGCGGGAGCCTCGGCGCTGGGCTACAGCTTCGACGTTGGTGGCTATACCGGCGACGGTGGTAAGCATGATCCTGCTGGAGTTGTACACAAAGGCGAATTTGTTTTCACCAAAGAGGCCACGCAGCGTATTGGGGTTTCAAACCTCTACGGCATGATGCGCGGCTACGCCGATGGTGGGGTGGTAGGCGGAAACGCACCGATGTATGGGCTTCAGTCTTCTGGTTCCGCTGGCGTCAATGTGCAGACATCAGTGGTTGTGCAGGGTGATAACAGCCAGCAAATGACATCCGGCAGTAATGATGCATTAGGTAAGGCATACAAACAAACGATAGACCGTGCTGTGATGGATGGCATACAGAGAGAATCCCGCCCTGGCGGACTTATCTGGTCGGCAAACAAATCACGTTAATGACCCGCTTCGGCGGGTTTTCTTTTGCCGGGAGGAAAAATGGCAATTGAAACGTTCACCTGGCGCACACAGACGCAGGGAAACATGGAGGGTTCCTTTGATCATCGGATCAGAGAAGCCCAGTTTGGTGATGGCTATAAGCAGGTAAGCGGCGATGGCATCAATCCTGAAACACAAAGCTGGCCCGTAACTCTAACAGGTCGACAGCGCGACATACTTCCTGCCCTGACATTTATCCGCAACCACACCGTTAAGTCTTTCATATGGACGCCACCCTTTGGCGGACCAGGGCTTTATCGCGCGGTAAAGGACTCAATCAAGGCTCTTCCGATAGGCGGCAATGCCATGACTATCACTGCAACCTTTGAACAGGCATTTGCTCCATGACAATTAACAGTGATCTGCAAAAACTTGAACCCGGTAACCGTATCCGGCTCTTTGAGGTTGATGGGGCGGCCTTCGGTGCGGACATTCTTCGATTCCATGCGCATACCATCGCGCATACACCAGCAGAAATTGAGGCGGCGGGAGGTGATGAAGCAAAGTTACCGGCTAAATCCATCTGGTGGCAGGGCAAAGAATATGGCGCCTGGCCTGTTCAAATCGAAGGGATTGAGGCCTCAACGGGCGGCACAAGCGCTCAGCCCCGTCTTACTGTCGCCAACCTGAACGGGTCAATAACCACCCTGTGTCTGGCTTACGATGACATGCTTCAGGCTACAGTGACCATTCATGACACGCTAGCTCAGTATCTGGATGCCAGAAATTTCACCTCCGGGAACGCTACGGCCGATTCGACTCAGGAGAAGTTGCAGGTTTTCTACATTGACAGCAAAAGTCAGGAAAACAATCAGGCGGTAGAGTTCACGCTTACCAGCCCAATGGACTTGCAGGGACTGATGATTCCCACGCGGCAACTGCATTCGCTTTGCACCTGGTGTATTCGCGGCAAATACCGCTCAGGTGACGGTTGCGACTATGCCGGAACACGATATTTCGATAAGCATGGAAATCCGGTCTCAGACCCGTCTCAGGATGTATGCAACGGGACGCTTAACAGCGGATGCAAACCGCGCTTCGGAGCAAATAACCCGCTGCCTTTTGGCGGATTTCCCGGCACCTCACTCATCAAGAGCTAACTATGCGACAGAAAACTATTAAGGCCATTATGTCCCATGCGGCTGATTGTTACCCGCAAGAATGTTGTGGGGTGGTTGCGCTAAAAAGCAGGGTTGAACGTTATTTTCCTTGCCGCAATTTAGCTTTGGAGCCCGATGAGCATTTCCACCTCAGCCCTGAAGACTACGCAGCCGCAGAGGACTGGGGAACCATTACAGCTGTGGTTCACAGTCATCCAGATGCAACCACACAGCCGAGCGAACTGGACAAGGCTCAGTGTGATGCCACCGAATTACCATGGCACATAGTAAGTTGGCCTGATGGTGATCTGAGCACAATTATACCGCGCGGCGAATTACCGTTAATCGGACGCCCTTTTGTTCTGGGACACTATGATTGTTGGGGGCTGATAATGAGCTATTTCCGGCAAACACACGGCCTAGAGCTGGCGGACTATCGCGTTGATTATCCGTGGTGGGAAGATCAGTACGCTGAAAATTTCTATCAGGATTGCTGGCATGAATGTGGTTTCCGTGAATTCGATGGCCCGCCCCAGACCGGCGACATGGTCATCATGCAGGTGCAATCCATTAAGTGGAACCATGCCGGGATCATCCTCGAAGACAATATGTTGCTTCATCATCTTTATGGCGCGCTTAGCCAGCGAGTCCCATATGGCGGGTATTGGCGAGAGCGCACAATGAAAATCGTCCGCCACACTTCGATGCCAAAGGTGAAATATGAGTCTCACTGAAATTTCGGGCATATTCAAATCGCCAGACGGCCTGCCGTTATCCAGCGTATCAATCACTATCACTTCGACGCGCTTAACTTCGCACAGCTTTGCCAATATTAACCTGTCGCAGGTTACTGACGACGGTGGAAATTATGCGTTCTCTCTGGCACCGGGCAGTTACAAAGTGATAGTGAAAATGCCAGGCGATAAATCATCCCTGATCATTGGCAGGATGGAGATTGAAGAAGGCAGCGAAACCGGCACTCTCAATGACTACATCCAGTTTGCAGCTCCTGAGTTAGCCACCCCGACAATCTACTCCGAAATCAAAGTCTGGTATGAGTCTACACGCAATATATCTTCAGGCATTGAAGATAAAATAAGCATAGCTACAGGGGCAGTGCAGCAATCAGCTGAAAATGCCGCCGCCGCTGCACAGGCAGAGGAAACCACGGCATCACATTCAGGCATTGCGGCTGACGCAGCAGCTCAATCCGAAGCCAACAGGCAAGCCGCAGAGCTGGCTCGCAATGAGGCAGTTTCGGCCCGCGATGTGGCGCAGTCCGCAGCCGCTACTTCTGGCATGGTGAAGGATATTGCTGCTGGTCTGGCCGCCACCATTAACGGCCAGTCATTTTCCGTTGCGCAGGGCGCTGATTCAGATATAGCGATCCGCACGTACCTGAACAACAACGGTATGGCGCAGGAGACATCACGCATCACCGGGCAGGCCGCCGTCGAACGCATCAGCGCGCGAGTGGCGCCCGGCGCGCAGGAGGCTATTCAGTTCCGAGCCGCAAACGGCGTCATCGGTCAGTTTCGCAACGATGCGACGCTTGAGATTATCTCGCTGGAGTCTGGCGACGTTAAAACGCCACTGGTGCAGAGTGCGCAGGTCAACGCCACCGGCATCAGATCCAATCTGTTGACGCTCGGCACCGGCACAACCGCAAAAGAAGGCCTGTTACCTTTCGCTCTGTTCGGTAAAAACGGGCCGGTGCTGGCGTACTATAACGACGCGCTGCACTGCGTGGCCGCTGATTTCACAGAGATACGGCTGGGAGGCGTGGACATCACCACACTGTTCAATCAGCACGACCCTGAGCCGGTTTACCCGATTGAGCCGCCCGGCATACTGGATGGTTACGAGCATATCCCGTATTACGGCCAGAGCCAGGTGATCGGTACAACAAACGGCGTTATTCACAACGTTCCGTTCGACCCTGACACGCTCATGCCTGCGGGCGGCCTGCGCGCCTTTGGCGTGACCGGCTACAACACAGCGGTGACACAGGCTATTTTCTACACCTCACTTGTGCCGATTGCTGATCGCTATGGTGAGACATTCATCCCCGGCCAGGCCATCCAGGCGCGCAAGCTGCTGACACGCGATAATCCCGATCGCACTGTTCGACCCGTGTTTACCGTAGCAGGACAGGGCGGCGCTGATATCAGTCTGCTGAAGAAAGGCACAACCTCTTACAGCCAGTTCGTCACGCAGTGGGCAGGCGTCATTAATGCCATCACCGCGCTGGGCGAGCAGTATCGCTGTCACACGTTGAACTGGTGCCAGGGCGGCTCAGATGACGGGCTGGCCACTCCGGCAGCCGTCTGGCAGACGCAGGTCGAGAAACTGCGCGCTGACCTGAACGCCGATATTCTGGCCGCGACCGGTCAGCACGTTGATCCGGCCTGGATTGTCATCCAGATCAACAACTACATGCGTTATCCCGCGCTGAACGGTAAACCCAATATCGGGCTTAAACAGTACGATCTGGCCGTGAACGCTGATGGCTATTTCGGTGCCTGCCCGACGTATATTCTGGATTTTATCGACGTGGCTCACTGGACTAAAGAGTCACAGGTGAAAGTGGGGGCATACATCGAGCGCGTGCATCGCAACATTCTCATAGAAGGCGGAACGTGGAAACCTCTTCATCCGATCTCAGTTATCACGCGCGGTAAATTCTCTCTGGTTAAATTCCACCTGCCGCAGGGCGGCAAACTGGAGCTGGATACCACCATTGTTAGCCAGGCCACCAGCTACGGATTCAGCGCGGCACAGGCGGACGGCACAGCCATCCCGGTCAACCGCGTGCGCCTGGTATCCGCTGATACCGTTGAGCTACATTTCGACGCGACACCGTTGGCGGGAGCAGTGGTGATGTACGGCCAGACCGGCCAGGTTGGTGATCCTAACGCCGCTGACGGTTCCGGCCTGGGCCGCATTAACGGCATGCGCGGCAACCTCCGCGATGACGCGGGCTACAACGACACGATTAGCATCAACGGCGCGGATTACCCGCTGCATAACTGGTGCTGGATGTTCAATCAGCCGATGGAGTTTTAAAATGGGACTGACGATTAACGGCGACTTCACAGCCTCGCGCGTACTGGACATCAAACTGGATCACGTTCAGAAAGCGGCAATGACGTACCTGGGTCTGTACGGGCCTGACCGTGCATCGCTGCTGCTGAACCAGACGCCCGGCACGGTAGCATCAGCCGTTTCGCTCTATGAAGAGGCGGGCATTCAGTACGGCAAAAACTATTTCACCATGAACGCGGCCACGTCCGCTGGCGTGCAGGCGGCCGACCAGCCGAAGCTGCTGCCAGCAACCATCTTCACTGTGTTCAATGCTGACGCGCATACCGGCACGGCTGATGTGGTGAGGCAGGTCAGCGCCCTGTGGGGAACGAATCCCAGCACGGCGGCAAACCCCGGGCTGCTGGCGATCAGCCTGCTCAAGGCCAGCGATGCGAACTATGTAATCCTTCAGTGGGGAACCGGCACGGACATCCCGTTTAAAACCTGTGCTGTTAAGTTCGACTGGACGACAGCTACCGGGCCGATCATGGCAATCGGCAGCCGCGATGACACGGGCAAGATGCGCCTGGAAGTTCGCGCCGCTGGCGTCGCTTACAAAGCCGCTGCCGCTGTTACGCCGGTCGCAATTCCGTCATCTACCGCGTCCTGGCGGTTCTTTACCGGGCAGATTTCCGCGCGACCACTGAACGGCCTGAAAATCTTTGCGAATGCGTGCTGGTCAGTGACGATGACAGCAGAGGAAATGTCGGCGGAACTGGACGTAATGCAGATGAATCTGGCGGCGAGGCTGGTTTAATGGTCACAGTAGCAAAAGAGATTGGCGAGTGCATGATCACGCACGGCGATCGAGATTATTTTTTTCGGCCGTCATTTGCAAACATGATGCGCATTGGCGAACCGAATCAGATTGTTGAGGCCTTTCACCACCTACACAACGACGAATTCTCTGCGCTGATTAACCGGGCAGTTGTGGCATATGGCATCGTGCCGCAGTGGCTGATGCGCCACGTTGCGCGCCCGCAGTTCAGTAAGCAGGCCGTCTATTCCGCGATGAGTGTGCTCACTGCATGCTGTGACGACGACGTAGCGACGTTGATTGGTGAGCTGCGACCGGGAAAATCCGGCAAGTGGGCATTCGTTTACCGCAAAGGTGTAATGCCTGTCGGTGACATGATCCTGATAGCGCAGTCGCTCATTCAGCACGGCATTATTGGCAAAGCTAAAGTGCGCCAGCTTCAGCGCCATGAAAGCGGGCAGGCGACGACCGAATTTAACGCTTTCGAGTACATCAGCGCCGCCCGCAACCACTTCAGCATGAGCCGGGCAGAGGCTGAGCAGCTCACCATGACCGAGTTTCAGCAGTTACTCACAGCGAAATACCCGGATCAGAAGGGTTTCACGCGGGAAGAGTATGACGCTGTAGCAGATGACTACATGGCGAAGAAGGCGAGAAGGCTGGCTAAAGCCGCATGAATTCCGAAAGGATTACCGGTCGGATTGCCGTTATATTATCGTTGATAATATCGAACGGGTGTCCTAAACTGACGTTAACGTCAAGTACATATTTAAACAAATTACACGTTGCTATAGTTAAGGAGGAGCGAGTGATTCAGAATAATGAAGTTAAAGCTAGCGCTAAGCCGCGCACTACCATTCGTCGCTCTGCTGACCATAAGGCTCGTCTCAGCGCAGCATCAAAATTATTGGCTGAGAAAATGGAAGAGAAGCGACTTGTATGGGGTTCAAAATAAGCAGATCGCAAGCTTTAACTGAAGTCATCACCCAGTTCCCTGAGACCGAATTTACTGTTAATGAATTTGAAGAGTATAAGCGCATATGCATGGATTTTGGTGATATTCCTGCACCGCTGATCCATGTCCAGCTAAATCACCCGGCCCACATCGAAACTATAGGGAAAGATAAGTTGATGGAAGGGCCGCCAGAAGCGCGTGCCGAATGGCTTCATCATACTCATATTTGGCAGGAAGGCTGCTGCTGGGAGGATGCTGATGGACTCAAGGTCCAGTGGGCATCAACAAGTGACAGTTACGTTGTATATTCCTACTTCATCGATAGTGATAAAGAACATCATTTTTATTTGATCGATTTTTGTCGAGATAAGGCACACACTATCATCAAGGACAAAGGGCAGGTCGCAGATTGGACTAGGCAAGCCAAAGAATTCAGATGTCAAAATAGCGAACCTACTTAACGGTGGGTTTCTTGCTTCCCTTTCCATCAGTTTCGCTTTAGGATTTATCCCATCGTTTACTGATGGGGATAGGGATGTGAAAAAAATAATATTGATTGGCGCGACTGTTGTTCTTCTAAGCGGCTGTGCTGCGAAAGTTGATCCTGCTTTACAAGCTGAAGCAATGAAGCCGCTTGCTTGTCAGGATGAGAAACAATGTGATTTATATTGGAAGAGATCGCAATTTTGGCTGGCAAACAATTCTGCATGGAAGATCCAAACGGCCACTGATACGCTGATTTCAACTTACAATCCAACACCTAACAGTCCTTTGCTGGCATATCAGATCAGCAAGATGCCTAATGAGAACGGGTCATCACAAATATTCATAAAACCTTTCTGCGATAATATGTTTGGTTGCCAGCCCAACATTTATCAAGCCGTTGTCAGTTTCAAAAACTTCGTAAGAAATGGCTCTTGATATGCAAAAAATACTTCTGGCGCTATGCGCTTTGGGATTGTCTGGGTGCGCTGAGAAACCTTTCGAACCAACCAAAACAATTTATGAACCATCACTAATGACGAGAAGTGACGATGCAACCCACGTGCGTGTTCATAGGGTAAAGCAGATATCTGGTTCCGGATTGGGTGAAGGCTGTCCCTTAATTCTGAAAGTGGATAACAAAGAGGTGGCTGGCCTACAACAGAATCAATATGCAGATCTGTTTCTCCCTGGAGGGAAACATACTCTCTCAGTAAGGTTTAAATGTGCTCTGACTGAATGGAGAAAATCCATTGATTTGGAAGCAAATGGAAATTATCAAGAGTATGAAACAGAGCTTGGCGCTGCCGGTCAATATCGAATGTGGCAAACTAAATAACTATCAGGGTCGCTTAGGCGGCCTTTTTTTATGGAGATTAGAATGATGGAAGCAATTCCAGAAAGAATGACTACTATCGAGTTATCGGGCCCTTTAGCAAAAGCATTCGGTAAAAAACATCATCGCCTTGTCAGGACTAAGGCAGAAGCCATTCACGCCCTTTGCAAAACGATTGATAATTTCGAGCGATTTCTTAATAGCAGTAAGATACGCGGGTTGACGTATGCGGTCTTTGTGGGAAAGAAAAATGTTGGCTTAGATGATTTGGATTATCCCGCCACGGAGGAGGTGATAAAAATTGTTCCTGTGGTAATAGGCAGTAAGCGTGCCGGAGCATTGCAAACTATTCTGGGAGCCGTTTTGGTAGTTGTTGGTGTCGTGGTTGGGGTTGTAGGTGGATGGACTGGAGTAGGTGGCGCTGTGGCTGCCGGGATGATTAAAGTTGGAGCTGCGATGGCTCTCGGCGGGGTAATCCAGATGCTATCCCCTCAAACCGCAGGCCTCGCCAGCAAGCAGGACTCTGACAACCAGGCATCCTATGCTTTCGGCGGCGTAACGAATACTTCCGCTCAGGGCTACCCTGTTCCATTGCTTTATGGCAAGCGCCGAATCGGCGGGGCGATTATTTCAGCCGGCATTTATGTCGAAGATCAACAGTGAAAAAATTCATCCAATCATTTAGTCGCTAAGGCGGCTTTTTTTATGGGCGCAATATGGCAACTGCAACAGCAATTAAAGGTCGTAAAGGCGGCGGCTCATCCTCGCGCACGCCTGTTGAACAGCCGGACGATCTCCAGTCCATCGCCAAAGCCAAGCTGCTTATCGCATTAGGTGAAGGCGAGTTTGGCGGCGAACTGTCAGGGCAGACGATTTTTCTTGATGGCACTCCACTGCTGAATGCAGACGGCTCAAGCAACTTCAGCGGCGTCGCATGGGAATTTCGACCCGGCACGCAGGCACAAACATACATCCAGGGCTTGCCAGGCACAGAGAACGAGATAAGTGTTGGCACAGAAGTGAAAAGCTCGGTTGCGTGGACGCATACTTTTACTAATACCCAATTGTCAGCAATCCGGTTACGGCTTAAATGGGCGTCGTTGTTTCGTCAGGAAGATGACGGAGATCTGGTCGGAAACTCAGTTAGTTATGCCATCGATGTGCAGACGGATGGTGGGGCCTTCAAGACGGTTGTGAATACTGCCGTAACCGGCAAAACCACTTCTGGCTATGAGCGCAGCCACCGTATTGACCTGCCGCAGGCCGGAAGCACCTGGACAGTGCGACTACGTAAAATCACAACCGATGCTAACAGCGCCAAGACTGGCGATGCTATGAGCATCCAGAGCTATACCGAAGTCATTGATGCCAAGCTTCGTTATCCAAATACCGCTCTGTTATATATCGAATTTGACTCAAGCCAGTTTAATGGCTCAATCCCTCAGATCGCATGTGAGCCAAAGGGTCGCGTTATCCGCGTGCCGGATAATTATGATCCGAACGCGCGGACATATAGCGGGACATGGACGGGTTCCTTCAAGTGGGCATGGACGGATAATCCGGCCTGGGTTTTTTATGATCTCGTTGTGAGTGACCGTTTTGGCCTCGGCAACCGCCTTACAGCCGCTAATATTGATAAATGGGAGCTATACCGCGTCTCCCAGTACTGCGACCAGACCGTGCCGGATGGTAAAGGCGGCAGCGGAACTGAGCCTCGTTATAAATGCGATGTTTATGTGCAGAGCCGCAACGAGGCTTATACCGTTCTGAGGGATTTCGCTGCCATCTTCAGGGGAATGACCTACTGGGGCGGAAACCAGATCGTCTCTCTTGCCGATATGCCCCGTGATATTGATTACAGCTATACGCGTGCGAACGTCGTTGATGGCCTGTTCACTTACTCAAGCAGCACAACCAAAACTCGCTACACCACTGCGTTGGTGTCATGGTCTGACCCGGCTAATGCCTACTCTGATGCGATGGAACCCGTATTTGAGCAGGCTCTTGTCTCGCGGTACGGTTTCAATCAGCTTGAGCTCACGGCCATTGGCTGTACCCGTCAGTCAGAAGCAAACCGTAAAGGGCGATGGGGAATTCTGACCAATAATAAAGATCGGGTTGTGACTTTTGCGGTAGGTCTTGACGGTATGATCCCGCAGCCCGGATACATCATTGCCGTTGCTGATGAAATGCTCTCCGGTAAAGTGACTGGCGGTCGCATCAGCAAGGTCAGCGGCAGGTCGATAACGCTTGACCGTATTGCTGACGCTGTTGCAGGTGACAGGTTAATACTTAACCTGCCATCCGGTGCGTCACAGAGTCGAACCATCCAGTCGATCTCTGGAAAGGCTGTGACGGTGGCGACCGTCTACAGCGAAACGCCCCAGGCTGAGAGCGTGTGGGTGGTTGAGTCCAGTGAATTGTTTGTTCAGCAATATCGGGTTATCAGCGTTACTGACAATAACGACAATACATTTACTATTTCCGCCGCTTATCATGACCCGGACAAGTATGCACGCATCGACACCGGTGCGATTATTGACGAGCGTCCGATTAGTGTTATACCACCCGGAAGCCAGACTGCCCCCGACAATATTAAAATCGGCTCGTATTCTGTCGTTAATCAGGGAATCAGCATCCAGACAATGCGCGTCACATGGGATAAGGCCGACAATTCCATTGCGTACGAAGCTCAGTGGCGGAGGAACGACAGTAACTGGGTAAATATGCCTCGCAGCTCCACAACGTCCTTTGAAGTACCTGGTATTTATGCCGGGCGCTATCTTGTACGTGTACGTGCAATCAACGCAGCCGAGATATCCAGTAACTGGGGATATTCAGAAGAGGTTGTGCTGACCGGAAAAGAGGGGAATCCGCCGAAACCTGTAGGATTTTCAGCAACCGGAATTAACTGGGGGATGCAGCTTAACTGGGGATTCCCGGAAAACACGTCCGACACGCTAAAAACGGAAATTCAGTATACGCCGAATGCTGACCAGTCTGATCCGTTACTGTTATCAGACGTACCTTATCCGCAGGCCACCTATACGCAGCTTGGGCTCAAAGCGGGCCAGATCTTCTGGTATCGCGCGCAACTGGTGGACAAAACCGGAAACGAGTCCGGTTACACCGACTGGGTACGCGGCATGGCAAACGACCAGGCTTCGGACTATCTGGGCGATATAGCCGATCAGTTCCTCACCGCTGAAGATGGTAAGGCTTTACTAAGCCAGGTGCAGACCAACCCGGAAGCGCTTTTACAGACTATGCTGGCCGAATATGATTCCGTGAACCAGCAGTGGGCGCAGTACGGAGAAAACCGCGCAGGTGTGCTTCAGGCGCAGAAGGCTGTTGCCGATGCTGAGAAGTCACTGGCACAACTTGAAACTGACGTGGTAGCGCAGTTCGCCCAGCAGGAAGCAGCAATTCAGCAAAAGATGACAGCCTACGCTGATGCCAATGGCGGGTCTGCCATCTACACGCTGAAGGCGGGAATCAAATACGGCGGCACGAACTACGACGCCGGACTTTCGGTGGCGGTCACTATCAACGGGTCTCAGGTAGACACGCGTGTTGCGGTTAATGCTAACCAGTTTGTGGTGATGAGCGGTTCCGGGGATGTGCGGTACTCTCCATTCGCTGTTGTCGGTGGGCAGGTATTTATTAACAGTGGATTTATCCAGGACGCCTCGATAACAAACGGCAAGATCGGTAATTACATTCAGTCAAATAATTATGTGGCTGGCTCTGTGGGATGGCGGCTGGATAAAGGCGGCACGTTTGAAAACTATGGCTCAGATGGCGATGGTGCGATGAAACAGACCAACACAACAATAAGTGTAAGGGACTCCGCAGGAGTACTCAGGTTTCAGGCAGGAAAAATCACGGGGGTATTCTGATGGCGTGGGGAGTACAAACGTGGGATGCGGCAGGGAAGCCAAATAACTATGGGCTGGTTCCGGTATCATTACTCAGTCAAATTTCGCTTGATACTGCTCAGGTTAGTGGTTCCTGGTCATTCAATGTACCTGCCGGTTACCGGCTTGATTATATTCATATTCCAAAAATATTCGCCTATACCACAACGCGACGACTTATAACCGTCAACGGTTCGTCAATCACATTAAGTAGTGCCGAGCAGAGCAACTATGGTTTTGGTTCTGAGTTTGCTCACGCGGCGTTTCTTGTGGTTTTTCTCAGGAATGATTAATGGCTAATTATGGTGTTTATCTGACAACAACGGATGGTCGCCCCTTTATAACCCCTGATAGCATGCCGATGAATTTGCTGACAAAAGTGACAGCGTCAGGAAATGGTATGGCGTCGGCGACGATTAATATCGATTCAGGCGCTATTAACCTGCCATTCATTATCTCTGACGCACTGGCATATGCCTCATATTCCATGAGTGGTAACACAATGACGCTGACAGCGCATACAACAGATGATAATGGTGGCGCTGTGAATATGGAGGCCTATGTGTTTTCAGTCAAAGAGCCTGCACTTCCTAAATGGGGCGTGGCTATCTGGAATGCGCAGGGAAGATGCATTCTGACTAATGAGACCAGAGTGCTCAGGGACATAAAAACTATAGGAACAAAGGGTGGCACTGGTTCTGCCGGCACGAGCATTAACCAGACTATTGCGGGAAAGTGGGCCATACTCCCTGAAATTGCCGGTGTTATGTCCGGCGTTTTTCAGCAGCGCCCGATAAGTATCGTTCAGCCTTTCTTTTCAAGATATATCAACGGGAGTTCTCAAATAAGCTCAATAATGGCAAGTACGCCGCCCACGGGAACCCAGGGAACGCTAACCAGCACTCTCAACAGCGTTAAAGCCATTAATGCGGCTTTATATGATTAGCAAATTCGATCATTTCGATCGATTCAGCGATTTGATTGATTTTCCAGTGAGTTATCTAATGTGTTCATACCCAGTTAATGAGCGCAGCCATGAAATTTATCTTGATTTTGATGTCAGCAATCCTGTTGTCTGCATGTCAGAAATTGCCAGCACCAGCCTGTACGGGAACGGCCATCGTAGGTGGTCAGGAAACGTCTGTGAATATTTACGATATCCGTAAAATAGCGAATCAGACGGAATATAAAGCGGGGCCGCCATTTAACTGGCGGTGGGTGAGTAAAACAAACTTTACCCATACAACCTGCGATAAATAATTGATTTTAAAATAAACAGACCCGGCCACCGCGCCGGGTTTTTTAATGCCCGGAGATAATTATGCCAGCAGGTACTATTTCAGTAACCAATAATTCAGCCACTGTTTCCGGTACAGGAACGAGTTTTACCAGTGAATTAAAGCCTGGCGACTTCATCGGGATTATTGCGGGTGGCGCGCCTTATACGCTTGTAGTTGCGTCGATCGCATCAGATACGCAACTTACAATAGGCACGGCGTACACTGGTCCAACAACGAGTAATCTCGCCTGGTATGGAGTGCCAGCGACGCTGATGTTTGCTATCACACAGCAGACGCTCAATGATATGGCAGCTAACCTGCGTGGTATGAATACGCAAATGGTTAACTGGCAGAAAATCTACAGTGACGCTCAGTCGGTCACTGTTGAGCGGTCAGACAAAACAACGTTTACCGGGCCCAGCTGGGGATACATGGCCGCGCAGTATGCGAACAAGGTTGACAAGACATCTTTGGGAAACTCGGCCACACGTAATGTCGGAACAACAGCCGGGACTGTAGCCGCAGGGGACGATGCTCGCCTCAGCAGCATAAACGGCATGAGCGGGGGCGGAATAACCAGTAGTCTGGCTATTTTGAATAATGGAAACCTGACCATAGATACAGGCTCTGACTATCTGGCAAAAGCGCGGCTATCAATAAATTCTTCAGGTGCTTTGTTGCTGGATGGTAGCGGATCTCCCGCATTTGATGCCGGGTTCGGCTTCAGATGCAGGGCAGGTTCTGGCGGAGCCGCCTCTGGCAGCACATTCCTGTTCAACTGGACTGGATCAGTTCTTCAGGCATGGGTCAATAACAACAGCATAGGAAACGTAACAGTAGCAACCAATTCGGATATATTATTAAAAAAAGATGTGGCATATCGTGATGACTACGAAGAATCTCTTGCAGAAGTTATAAGGTGGCGTCCAGCAGTATTTAAATATAAAGCCCGAGGCTTTATTCCAGAAACGGAAGAACTTTTAGGCTTCATTGCAAACGATCTGATTAAAGTATCTCCTGAGTGTGTTAAAGGCGAGGGACTCAAAGAAGGGTATGATGACAAAAATCCGGAAGGAGCCTATTACCTCGATCAGGTTGCCATGATAACAAAATTGGCCGGTGCTGTTATGGCTATTAACGAGAAGTTGGAGCAGCGTGATGCCGCAATCACTGAATTACAGAGCCGCCTAAAGGCTTTTGATGGGCTCGACGCATAAATAAGCCCCGGCGACGGGGCAATGACACTTCCGCGCTTTTTCGACCACGCACGTGGGGAATACTTGGTCGCGAATGTACTGCTGCAAATAGTTCACGGTTTAACCCCTGACATCAAAAAAAGATATCCATCAGCAGATTTTGTTGGCAATAATAAGGTGATTTTTAGCATCAAAGGTAATGATTACAGGCTTATTATTGCCGTTGCATATCATTTTAAAGCAGTGTATGTGAAATTTATCGGAACTCACGCTGAAAATAATAAAATAGATGCTAATACGGTAGGTACATAATGAAATATCAAGTTAAACCGATTCGTACTGAAAGCGATTATCAGGAGGCGTTAGAGGCGGTTTCACCACTTTTTGATCAACAGCCTGACGTCGGCACACCTGAGGGTGATTTTCTCGAGGTAATGATTTTACTCATCGAACAATATGAGAACGCACATTACTCCATTGATGCGTCAACGCCCGTTGAGGCGATTAAATTTCGCATGGATCAGCAGGGGTTAACCGCAAAAGATTTGGAGCCTGCGATTGGTCGTGTGAATCGCGTCTATGAGATCCTGAATGGCAAGCGCAGCCTGACATTACCGATGATCAGAAAATTGCATCGCGATTTTGGTATTTCCGCAGAGTGCCTTATTGGCACATAAAACTGAAAAACTGATGGTTTTTACTCAAGTGCAGGCTGTAATGCTTTAGAAAAGTTATGTGCGGAAGATTAATTACAGATTTAATTTAATGTTTTCAACCTGACTGGTTTGATATGCCAGTATGGATGCACCTTTATATGACAGAAGCTCAGAACCTGTTAAAACTGAAAACGGTTTAACCGCATCTATGTTGGGAACACCGGCCGGAAGGTTCTGCATTCGCAATACAAGACGGTTTAACCCCCGCAGACGCGTGGAACACATTGCCGTGTACGCGCTCAATATACTCGCCGACGATTCAACCCCAAGCTTAGGGGATGCAGTTGACTTAAGTATAGCTCCCGCTTCCCACCAAAAAATAAATTCCCCTGCACTTCAACGCCATCGTCAGATCTGTACAAAAAGCCAGTTGCCTGCCCACAATGAATGCTACTACTGTGTTTACATACAGCAATAAGTGGAGGACAACTATTATGCAGTTCATCAGACCAGTCGAAATTCGTGCAGTACTTCATTTACCCATGTTTATTGAGCGTGTGCCATGTGGCTTCCCCAGTCCGGCACAGGATTATGTAGAGCAACGTCTCGATCTAAACGACCTGATGGTGAGCCATCCCAGCGCGACCTATTTCGTTCGTGTCAGTGGCGATTCAATGATTGAGGGCGGCATTAGTGATGGAGACATGCTGGTTATTGACAGCTCTCTGACCGCTGAGCACGGCGACATCGTTATTGCCTCAGTTGCCGGGGAGTTTACTGTTAAACGCCTTCAGCTTCATCCCGTCATTCAACTGGTGCCAATGAACAGCGCATACAGTCCCATAATTATTGGCAGTGAGGACGCGCTTGAGGTTTTTGGCGTGGTTACCTACACAATAAAATCCAATAAATAATGTTTGCCCTGGTAGATGTAAATTCGTTTTATGCGTCATGTGAAACGGTGTTCCGCCCGGATTTGCGTGGGCTGCCAGTTGTCGTTTTGTCAAATAATGACGGCTGCGTAATCGCACGCAGTGCCGAGGCAAAAAAATTAGACGTAAAAATGGGCGTGCCGTATTACCAGATGCGCGATTTAATCCGGCGCCATAGGGTACAGGTGTTCAGCAGCAACTACGCGCTGTACGCCGATATGAGCCTGAGAGTGATGACGGTTTTAGAGGAAATGGCACCAGCCGTTGAAATCTATTCGATTGATGAGGCATTCATGAACATCAGCGGCGTCAGCAACTGCATATCGCTGGATCAGTTTGGCCGCGACGTTCGCGCGCGCGTTCAGCGAGAAACGCATCTGACTGTTGGTGTCGGCATTGCTCAGACCAAAACGCTCGCCAAATTAGCCAACCACGCGGCAAAAAAATGGAGCAAAACAGGCGGTGTGCTCGATCTGTCAAATCCGGAACGTCAGCGCAAACTCATGGAGTTGGTGCCGGTTGAGGATGTGTGGGGCGTTGGGCGGCGCATCAGCAAAAAATTAAACCTGATGGGTGTTAAAACCGCGCTCCATTTATCTGAATGCTCGACATGGTTTATTCGCAAAAATTTTAACGTTGTACTGGAGCGCACGGTGCGGGAGCTGCGCGGTGAGCCATGCCTTGAACTGGAAGAGTTTGCGCCCACCAAGCAGCAGATTGTCTGTAGTCGTTCATTCGGACACCGCATCACCGATTTTAACGACATGCGTCAGGCGATCTGCACCTACGCAGAGCGCGCAGGTGAGAAACTACGGGGTGAGAAACAGTATTGCAGGCAGATATCCGTTTTCGTGAAAACTAACCCGCACGCTGTTGACGAGCCGTATTACGGTAATCAAATCACAGGCAAATTGTTAACGCCCTCCAATGACACGCGTGACATCATCCGCATGGCAATGGACTGCCTGGATCGCATCTGGATAGACGGCCACCGCTATATGAAGGCGGGCGTGATGCTCGGCGACTTTTTCAGCCAGGGCGTGGCGCAACTTAATCTTTTTGACGAAAACCAGCCGCAAAAAAATAGCGAAACGCTGATGCGGCTCATTGATGGCATTAACCAGAGCGGCAGGGGGCAGTTATGGTTCGCAGGGCAGGGTATTCAAAAATCATGGGCAATGAAACGGGAAATGCTGTCGCCGGCGTACACGACGCGTTACAGCGACCTTCCTGTGGTCAGGTGACATTTATTCATCATCCTTTAAATAAAATCATCCAGACTGGGGATGATTGCTTTCTCACAGAGCTGCACGGAGAACTGTGCATTGTCGATCGCACTATCCGGCCTGTCGATGGCTCCCGTGTTTTATTGGACATGTATGGAATCAATGACTGGGGTCGGGTGATATTACGACCTGAAAGGATCATTACAGATGATGGCCTTCTTCTTGAGGGCGACCTGCTCGACGGGGTGATCATTATTGGTGTCGTGACGCTGATGATTCAGAAAATGTGGGATGATGAGCGGCCAATAATTTGATGTGTCGTAATTGTGTCGTTAATTTTCGCATGCTAAAGCCAATGAATGGCAGTCAACGACGATTAACGACACAAATCCAGTTGCGAGCATGGATTCAGGCTTTAATTTCAATTAGTTATGAGGTGATCTACTATCTTCTAAGCCGTAGGTCACAGGTTCGAATCCTGTAGGGCGTACCATTAAATATCAACGATTTACGCAAGCTTCAACCCCACCTGATTTTCTCTATGTGTCGTATTTGTGTCGCTCTCTCCCAAAAGCGAGTCAATTTTACGCGCATGTTCCGTCAGATGGTTCGGCGCAAGATGCGCATAACGGCGCACCATTTCAATACTCTCCCATTCGCCTATTTCCTGAAGGGCCGAAAGTGGAACTCCGGACTGAATGAGCCAGCTCGCTCACGGGGAGCGGGTCACTCCAGGAACGAGCAATAAAAAAAGGCCAGATATTATCCTGGCCTTTATTGAAATGCGTGTTATCAATTATTCATTTTTCTAAACCAGGATCACATTGGCGCATTAATAAAGCTGGCGGCTGCAAATTCCGGTGCGCTTTCCTTGGCTATTCTCTCAGCTTCGTTAGTAATCCGACTCTCAAAAACTTCGTTCTTATCAACGATGAAATTTTCATTTTTAATCATAAGAGTATACATTGGCATGTTTTCAGATCTGTAATTCATGTATGTTTTTACAGTTAATTCAAATGGCACCTTACCAGACAAACTCTCTGGTTTTAATGCTTTCTCACCAGTGAGGCCCTGACTCTCGTTGACTTCTCTGGCAATTTTGAACAAGGCGTCATGAAGTTCTTTCGAGAAGTTATTAGGGTCAACGTTTGTTAAATCTAATGCTGCTGCTGACTTTTCTGAGGCATCATGTAGAGTAATGTTCATTCCTCGACTTTCACTGTATACCTTGCCTAAATTCACATGACCTACCGTGGTTGTCAGGATGTTTTCTTTGGGTTGAACCTTCTCTTTTTGTAAAATAAGGCCACTTTTTACCATCGCTGAGAAAAATATCGCCACCCCCAAGATGACAGATGCAGATACTAATGAAGTTCCTATGCTTTTACTATTCATGATTCCAGCCCGCGTTTTTATGGTATTAGATTGCTCAATTCTACTAAGCAACGCCAGCGTTAAATCAATGAACAGGCCTAATTAAATTGCTCTATTAATGCTTTTATTAAGAAATTTAGGGTTGGTTCTACTTATCAGCCGGTGGTATATAATCACTCGAGCCATGCCGATGCTTACTGTCATAAAACATTTCGACGTAATCAAAAATATCGCTCAGGGTTTCTTCCCGCGTTCTGTAGAACTTTTTTTATCCGTTCACGCTTCAGTAGCTGGAAAAAGCTTTCTGCAACTGCGTTGTCGTGACAGTTACCACGACGGCTCATACTGCCCTCCAGGCCGTGTGATTTCAGGAACGACTGCCACTCATGGCTTGTGTACTGACTACCTTGGTCAGAATGAACCAGCACCTGTTTTTGGGGATTACGTCGTCACACGGCCATCAACAGCGCATTCAGAACAATATCTTTTGTCATCCGGAGTTGCATTGACCAGCCAATAACTTTGCACGAGAACAGGTCAACAACTACGGCCAGATACAGCCAGCCTTCGTGGGTTCGGATGTAAGTTATGTACGTTACCCAACGTTCATCCGGTGCTTCCGGGTTGAACTGACGCTGGAGTCTATTGGGTGCCACGATACTGGCTTCACCTTTATGCGCTCGTGGGCTTCGATACCCGACCTGAGCCTTTATCCCGGCACACTTCATCAGCCGCCAGACCCGGTTAATCCCACATTGTTGCCCGCTATCTTTCAGGTCGAGATGGATCTTGCGATAACCATAAACGCAACCGGACTCCAGCCAGAACTGTTTGATTTGTCCTGTCAGCCTGAGAGCCGCCTGATGCTATGGTGAATGCGGCTGCTGAAGCCAGGCGTAAAAACCACTCGGATGAACATGCAGCACCCGGCAGAGCAGACGAACAGACCAACAACAGGAGTTGTCACGGATAAAGGCATACCTCAGTCGGACAGCTTTGCGAAGTACGCCGCGGCTTTTTTTAATATGTCCCGTTCGTCAGTAACCCGCTTCAGCTCCTTCTGGAGTCGGCGGATCTCGGCCTGAGCATCTGACTGCTCTTTGTTGGTGGAAGAGTCCGGCCCGTACTTCTTTATCCAGGCATAAAGACTGTGGGTAGTGATATCGAGACGTGTTGCAACACTGGAAACAGAATGGCCACGATCAACAACCTGTTTGACAGCTTCAATTTTAAACTCTTCAGGATAACGCTTACTGCTCATATGCACCTCTCTTTAAGCCATTTTAAATGACTCCGAGGTGTCTGTTAAACCTGTGGCGATTCAGAGGTCAAAGAGCAGAAACTAACTCAAAGTATGAGAGCCGTTTTTATGAGAACCAATGAAAGCCGTGTGTATACACACTTTGACTTGGAGAACTCATCTGATGAGGAAATCATAGGCTCGCTTCGTGCACTACTTCCGGTATGGAGGAAAGAGTATGGAATCAAGGGCAGGAAGCAAGAGGCTTTCGGTCTGGGAAAGATTCTAAAGTTGGTTGACTACCGTATCCTTCCAATGATTGATTTGCTCATGTGGGCTAAGTTAAATGATGTCTCTCTTTCTAACACCATCCTTTCCAGGGTGCTTTATCCTAAGCTCACTGATGAGGTTAGAGGAGATGAACAACTCAAGGACATAGACCGTCCAATAGCTGCGAAGGCCATGTCAGGTGAGACCTTTAGAAACATTGAGAGTTTCATTAACAAGAATCGTCATCTTAGCGATTTGTCAGTATTACAATTGAGGGACATTACCTAGTCATGTAATATTAGTTGTCTAAGTAACATCAGCTTTCAGTGCTGATATTAATGGTGAAATTCCAAAAATAATTAGTAATTCTTTTAGAGTGAAAAAAAGGGGCTGCGATGTTTTGTAATAAATGTGGTTCATCAATATCTGAGACTGTTAATTATTGTGGGCAGTGCGGAGAGGATTTAAGAGTTACAAAAGGCGGAGTGAATCAATCTATAGCAGGTGATAATGGATTTAGCGCCGGACAGCACAATGTTTTTACAGGCAATAACATTAATTTAGGTATGAGAGATGAAAAGCCAAAAGCATTCATTGACAGGGAAAGTGTGAAGCCAGTTAAGTTAATGGGGAAGCATATAAAAACAGCATGGTTAATGGTGGTCGGCTTTGTTGGGTTTTTTGCCAATGTAGCAACAATTTTCACATCAATTGGAACTCCTAATAATTACAATATGATATTATGGTTGCTATGTAGTTTCAGTGCTTTTCTTTTTATTTTGGGGTTTTTACTGAAGCGATTCCGTTTTATTCCTTTGATTTTTCAAAGAAATGCCGAATCCGATAGGTCTGGGTATGTCTATATTACAAAACTATCAGGTAATTGTGCTCTTTGTGATGGAGAATTGAAGCTTAGGCATTTGGGACCTAAAAATAATAAAAAAATGTTTCTATGTTGTACAAGGAATCCTGAACATCGGTGCCATTTTGATCCGACCATCCTAAATGATCTTATAAATTAA